TGGGTGGGCCTGTCCGACCCGGAAAATCAAGGCGGGTAGCATGGTGCTGTGCTGGTCGCACCCGGGCTTGAGTAAGCCAGTAGCGTGACGCTGACCTATGCAAGTGGCGACTTACTTGCACGCACGCTACCGTTTGTGATTGAAGCCAGCCCGCTTGTACACGCACATGAGAGTGCCGCTACTACGTAGCGTCACGCTCATCACATGCGCAAGACCCTCGGTCTATATGGAAACGCCCCTTTGGTTATAGAACGATGGACTGCGGACTTGTGCCAGACATTTGTGCCCAACATTTGTGCTGGCCCTTAGCCGGAGGCACACATTTGTGCTAACATTTGTGCTCCTTTTGGCCACATACAGCGCTGTGACAATTTTTGACTGGAAGGCTGTTACAAAATTTTGCAAAAAAATAACCCCGTTGTCGGCACATTTATGGTTCTACGTTTTATCGCCCCATCATGCGCGCTCCAATCGACGTTGCTTGGACGCTATTGAAAAATTGGCAACCAACCCCAGCAGAAATAGCCGAAATGGAGGCTGGTCGGCAATTGGGAATGGACCCTGATGCGTCGGTTTTCATGCCTGTGGAAGATGAGCCTCAGCCTCCTCTGCCTTACGAAGACATAGGTGAAAGGCAACGTGGAAGCCCGGATGTACGTACTTCGCAAAAAGACAGAGCACGCTCTGAGCAAGCCATGGACACTCAAGAGAACCGTATGGCTCAAGATGTAAGGAATCAAAGGAAACTAGATGAATTCATGGCTCGGAGAGCAGCGAAAGGTCGCCCCCCAGTTTGAGGTGTAATTTTGCAGCCTTTTGACATCGCTTGGACGATTTTGAAAGACTCTGCTCGTTACCGACCTGAATTGGATGCTTTTTCATATCTTCAGAGTGGCGCTCAAATGTCACCTGCTGAAAGAGGGCTAGGGCCAGTAGTTCCAGATGAGCCAACTGAAATGCCCCCACCCCAAAACCAAAAGCCAAAATTACCAGATGTAAAGAAGCCATTTATTGCTCCACGGGCTGAAGATGCACCGGGTGGACCAAACACATTGACACATGCGCTTTACAATCCAGTACCAGTTGTAGCACCACGGGCCCCAGCCGGTGGTGAGTAATTGAGTCCTTTGCAAGTAAGTTGGGACTTACTTCTCAAAGCGTATCATTTTCCGGCACAATTTCGTGACCCGAAATATCATGATGCTCTGAAAAATATTCTAGACGAAATGAGATGGGGGCACACTGAATTCGTTGACCCAAAAGCCACAGACAGAGGGCATTATGAAAAACGGCTGGAAGAAAGATTTGCGCCTAAACAAGATATGCCTAAAGGGTTTGAAAACAATACCCCTGAAGAATTGGCTTTGGCTATGGCTGAATTGACTTTACGTAATCATCCTGAATTATCCGATGCTTTGTCTATGGGAGAAAACCCTAATGAATATCCTTCCATGATTATGGAGGCTTTACACACAGATGAGCCTCAAGAATACAAAGATGACAGTGGGCAAACAAGAACAGCGCACACATACACTCCAGTTCTAGTAAGAGATGAAACTGGTAAAATTGGTGTCAAAAGTGTAGTTGGCGGAATGGATAGTACGACAGGTAAAGGTCAGGGGACTCGGCCTACTATCAAAGTAATGCCACAGAATAGCCTAAAGCCTCAAGCGTTAGAGAATCGAGGTATTCATCATGAGTTACCCGGATTATTTGACATGGGTAATCAATTTGCAGCAGAAGAAGCCACAGATATTCCCGACATATCAACACGCGCTTACCGAGACCAAATAATTGACGAAGCAGATATAGCCACTATTACACCTGATACGATGGCATCATTGGGAATTAAAGTACCCAAAAAAAATTGGCCACAGCGCGGAATGCCTCGTTACGAACAACTTGCGCGGAAATTGCTTGAATCTTTAGGGAGTTTTTCAACTGTCGAAACAAGCCCTGAAAGAAAACTACGATTAGAGCAAGAAGCAAAAGACGCAGAAGAAAGACAGCGCTTACAACAAGAGGAAGAAGAAAGACAGCGTTCTCTTATGGCTGCTCAAGTCAGCCCAGAAGTGCAAGCCCAAATTGACCAACTTGCTGCTTTAGGGATTATTGGGGCACCTAAACAGCAAACAACTCAACCGACTCAAACTATGTGCATGGGTTGCGGCTCTGCTGTAGATACAAATTTATCAACTTGTCCTTCTTGTGGATACCAGATGAAAAGCGAACCCATGGACCTTGCTTGGGGGTTACTCAAGGAGAAGAAACCTGACCCGCGCCTAAAGGCAGCGGGAGTAAGTGGTTACAACAAACCAAAGCGCACACCAAATCATCCAAAGAAATCACATGTGGTTGTAGCAAGGTCAGGCGGTAAGGTCAAAACAATTCGGTTCGGTGAACAAGGTGCAGACACCGTTACAGAAGATAATCCAAAAGGTAAGAGAGCAAAAAAGCGTGCATCGTTCAAAGCCCGACATCAGAAAAATATCAAACGAGGACCAATGAGCGCTGCATATTGGGCCGACAAGGTCAAGTGGTAATATGGAACCAATGGACCTCGCTATGCGATTGCTCAAGGATGAAGATAGAATGCTCCATCCCGGTCAAGACATAGATGAAGATGAACTTTCACCGGAGTGGAAAGAGGCCATTGAACATGGCATAGCAGGTGCGGTGCATCCATTGAGATTAAAGCGACCTTTGACAGGAGTAGCCACACAGACCCTTCTGGGGAAGCCATCATTCAAGGACACACCTTTCAACGAAGAAACAGGCTTTACTCGTAGTGAACCAATGAACCTCGCTTGGCGATTGCTCAAGAGGCAAATGTCGTTAGGTGATTTCGATACTTCATCTGGTTTAATGCAGACAACGCCAGAAAATCCGCGACATCGTAAATGGGCAAAAAGAGGTGGAACCACAAAACTGCCAATTAAAATCACTGACCCACATAATCTGTATTTGACGCATGATAAGGGCTTGTATAGATTAGTGCACCCGGAACACGGCCCTGTATCTTCTGTCATGACTAGTGGAAGTTCAGACCCTGATTTTGATGTGGTGCCACCCCAACCCGGACGAAGAAGGCTCGGTAGCGACAAAAAACCGAGCACAGTGTATATTGAACAAGGTACAACTTACCCTCAATTCCAAAGACAAGGTATGTATGAAAAATTATTGAATTCGGTGATAAATGCATTGCCAGAAAATACTTCATTAATGTCACATGCCCGAAATGAAATGTCTGGGCCATTTCACATGAAATACAGTAAAAATTTACCACGCGGTGTAACTATGTCTGAGCCAAAGGATAAGCGAGGTCGCGACTTGTGGGCAAACAGAATGGATGAATTGGCTGATGACCATGAGGGTATCGGCGAGATGTCTGATTCTCACAGAACCATGAGATTCGCACCGCTTGCTTACACAAGAGACCTTTCACAACCAGAGTTTGGTAGTTTGCGGCCTATGGTCGAGGGTGCTGCTTGGATGCCACCTAATGTGGCTCCCGGGCGGTTGTCACCAAATGTTAGACCGGGTTGGGAACCAAAATCAAAGCAAACCCAATTTGACACAAAAACAGGTCAGGCTAAAGGCTATGAAAGCAAGTACGGTCGATTTTTACCTATGCCATGGGGCGATGTCGCTGTTAAAATACCACAAAATATGCCGGGTGTAACACGCCCGGCACCTTTGAGCGCCTTTGCTGACATGAAATTACGGCAAAGTGCATTTAATGTAGGTGATTTAACAGGTCATGATATGACAACTAATCCAATACAACGTCCAGCAGATTATCGTAACGCTTACGATGTCGCTCTCCAAATGGAGCGCACTCGTGCCGCTGCTCAAGCCGAAGCCGATGCCATTCGTGCAGCCTACGCCGAGGCCAACGCTCTACCAACGCCGCCGACGGCACAACCGGCCTATAACGCTGTCATGGGTACGTCCACCGACCCTAATCCTTCTGCGACAGAATGGCGACTCTGACATTAGTTTACCTGAGTGCACTTAATGTAGTTAATGTAACTTCTACACTTATGGACTGCTTCAATCTCCCTTAAATCGTGCTTTCGGACATTAAAATCTACGAAGTGGGCCCCCGTGACGGTCTGCAAAACCTCAAAAAGCGGTTTTCGACCTCCGAAAAAGTCCATTTTATCGGTTTATTGGCGAAAAGTGGCTTAAATTCAATTGAAATCGGCTCTTTTGTGAATCCACGTTTTGTGCCCACTATGGCAGACTCTGAAGCCGTTTTTCGTGAAGTTTTACCTTTTTTTGACAAAAAAATGGAGTTTGGGGCCTTAATTCCTAATGAAAAGGGTCTAAAACGCGCTATTTCGGCAGGTGCGACCCATTTTAACGCCTTTTTCTCACCTTCAGACGAATTTAACCGAAGAAATCTCGGAAAAAGCCGAATTGAAGCCGTTGAAATGTTACAAACTGCTTTTTCGGGCATTCCAAAGGAAAATATCCGTGTTTACGTGTCTTGTGCCTTTGGTTGTCCCTTTGAAGGCCCTATATCTGATGATAAATTGATTACTTGTGTCCAAGAGGCAGCATCTATTGGGAACACAGTAGTTCTTTGTGATACAGTTGGTAGCGTTTATCCTGCTCTTTTGCGTCACGTTCTGAATATTTGTGGTTATATTCCTGAAAATTTGGCCCTTCATTTGCATGAAGGCCCCAAAGGGCGCACAGGTTTGTTTGAAAATGTAAAAATCGCGTATGATTTTGGTATTTGTGAGTTTGATTCTAGTATTGGCGGGCTTGGTGGCTGCCCGTTTATGCCTAACACAGGTGGTAATTTGGCTACTGAAGATTTGGTTGAATGGGCTGAAAGCAATAATATTGACTGTAATATCAAATTGACAGATTTAGAAGCCCCTCTTAATTTCCTTAATGGTATTATTGGGGGATTATTGGTATGATGTGGGTTGTATTTGCTGCGCTTGTATGTTTGATAGGAATTTTTTGCTTGAACACTTGGATTGCTCTCCGAAGTTTCGGCGAAATCGAATTGGAATTTTCGGTTGAGGACTTTGTGAACGATATGTACGAAGGTCATCGCTATGGGCGGGATGACTAATTGTACGCAGAACACATAGCAATTTTTCTTGCTTTGTGGTTTCTTTGCTATACAGCAGGAATTATTTTTGCTGAATTGATGTTTGGTGGCGAATAAAATGGATAATTGGACATTTATTTTCTCCCTTTGGGCGTTTGGTTTTTTTCTAGGAGTATTTTTAGGAAAATATCGTTCTTTATTCACAGAATCAAAGGCATTTGTCATCCACCAGAAAAAGTAGTGGCCCCACCGGGTGAGGATGGATGCCGAAGCCGTGATTACCGAAGGTGAGAAATACGGAAAACCCGATGGGAGCCGGATTAGCCGAAGCACGTTCACTCCTTGAACTTTTCTTTACGGTTTTAGAGTCCCACGCTCTTTGAAATGACGAGCACGATTTGCGTGTGGGCTTTCTGCGACAAGAACTCCTCGCTTAGTGTGACTCATATCAGGTCCCCCTTGACCCATGATACCTCTTTTTCTTCGTTCAGCATTGAGTTCTTCACGATAATTTACACGTTCAGGTGTAGATTCGTACTGTGTATCGTATTCTCTTTTGTGTCGCAATGCTTCAGGAGAAGTAGCGCGTTTCAATAAACGCCAAGCCAAATCCATTGATTCACCTGTTTGGACTTGTGCGTGTTGTGTTGCTGCTTGTCGTGTTTGTTGTACTATTTGGTCATCTGCATCAGCCGCTGCATTTGCCATTTGTGATACGTTCTGTGTTCCACTTGCAGATTGTTGATTCATTCCCATGATTTTTTTGCCCATTTTCATAGGCGAACCGATGGCTCCGCCCACTACTTTACCCGCTGCTGATATTAGCATAGGTAAAACAGCGAGTAATGCAGGGTGCGCTTTCTTGAATGCAGGGTTTTTCCTGATATGTTCCTTTGAAGGAACAACAAGAATGCTTCCATGCTGGACGCTCATTACCCTCTGGCATAAGTAGCAAGGTATTCAGGTTTACGACCGAAAACCTATTTGTTACCTCTTTGTCCCAACGGATGAGGCATAGCCATGGGCATCGTCAGAATCATCAAACAAGATGATGATGAATATCAAGGCCCACCGACTATAGATGTACCACCTCCTGTTGATTTTAGCGACCCTCAAGAACTTCAAGACCATTTTACAAACCTTGGACTTCCGGCGATTGATGAAATTCCGCACATGACGGAAGCAGAACTTATTCAGCACGCCAATCTGTTCGCTAACCTATTCCCCCAAGACGCTAATCCCTTCATCATAGAAAGAAACAGAAGAGTCACAGAAGGAGTCTCTACTGGGCCATCACCAGAATATGCCATGCATCCTTTTGGACATGACCATCCTTTCAGCCCTGATGCTGATTTATACGAAAGGACTCCTTCTGGCATTCAACCCGAAACAGCGGAAGTAATTATGCTGCAACACGAATTAGAGCGAAGGCAAAAGTTGCAAGAAAATGAGGCCCCAGCATTAAGAGAGGCTTATCACGAGGATACACAGAATCCAGATTGGTCTCTCTTTGAAGGGGCCCCCGGTGCACCAACCAGTGTCCCTAATCCTAAAGCAGATGTAGGTCCACATCCAGATGTAGATACTCTTGAGGCGCGTATCAAACAAATGTCAGAAGAGGAAATCATGAATCGACTGTATGAACTCATGTCGGATATGAATCCGGGTAATCTAGAGCCACAGAATCTCGATGAAGAAATGTCATCTTCTGATTTTCGTGCAAGCGAACCTATGGACATCGCCATGCGGTTGCTCAAAGTAGACTTGGATTATACAGGCACTCATACAACAGGGCCGCTGAGGAATCAGCAAGAACTTGGCGAGTTTATGCCATTTTGGCCATCTTCACAAGGTGATGTCGTTGCTTATCACGGAACAAGGCATACTCGTGCTCCACAAATTGAAGCAGAAGGACTGACACCCGGTGAATTTCAAATCGCAACAGGACGGCAAAAGGTTAGGCCCGGAGATATTGTGGAGACCGTTAATGAAGATATTCCACCTGCTGTGTTTGGGACAGGGGACCTCTCGACAGCCGAGCGTTATGCAAATTATGGGGCCCGAGAAGCCGCGATGGCCCAACGTAAAAAGCAAGAAGAAGCAGGTTTTGAAAATCCAAACCAAGGGACACAAAGAAAACCACTAATGGTTGGCATCAGAGAACAATTCTTCCGAGATATGGCTGAACAAGGTAACCCAGTTGAACCGCTATGGGACCCAGTCATGAATGCACATACATTTGCGCATTACGGGGATATACCAAGGCAATATCTGACAGCCCCTCAACCTGCAATAAACTATGTGACTAATTGGACTGACGCAATGGCTGACAGTCGGATGGGAGAAAACCCCATACCATTAACATCTGGGGAAGGATGGCTGCAAACAGGTGAACCAATGGACCTTGCTTTCCGTTTGCTTAAAGAAGATGAAGAAGACGAAGAGCCACATCGTCCTTACACACATCAAGAGTCAGTGAGTGTAGAAGATTTGAGAGCAGAAGCAGAATTATTACAAGACTCTGGTCACACTGCTGCTGCGAGAAGATTTAGAAATATGGCCAATGCAATGGAAAAACCTGATGAAATCAGAAATCGCTATATTCGTCATTATGCACAACCTTTGATGGATATGTTAGGCCACACTTTAGCGATGGGTGGGCCTGAAGAACTCTATGAGGACCCTGCTGAACAAAGACGCATTTTGAGAGTTCCCGGTGAAGAAGGTGGTCACCGAGAAGATTTGGACCCAGAAACAAGAGCCAAAGTATTTTCATTATTGCGAAGATTAGAGCAAGGAGCAGGCAGAGAACAGCAAGCCCGAGAAATTAGCAATCAAGGATTTTTGGATTTGATGCAAGAGGACCCGACACAATTTTTCAGAGACAGGCAGATGAAATTGTGGGAAGAAGAAAGACAAAGATTCCCTGAATTGGCCATGGAGCCGTGGGATGTGCACAACGACCAACAGCAAGCGGCGATGCAAGCAAGATTGAAAGAAGAAGAGCGTATTGCTAATTTAACAGGCTGGGATTTACTTGCTCATCAAGAACAACAAAGAATGGCACAAGGCAGACCACCTTTGTATCCCGGGGATGAAGTTACTCAAGTAGGTAAATCTGAAACACCAATTGACCATGCTTGGGAATTATTGAAAATAGACCCTGTGAGTTTGCTTGAACAATTGGGTCTTGGTGGCAGTATTATTCTTCCTGCTGGCACGATATTGGACCAATTGAGACAACGCTTCAGACGTAAATATCCCCAAAAGCCTCTTATTGACCCAGAAAAATATGGTGGTGAAAATAGTATAGCGTATGAACTGGCCGCTCGACAAAGATTTACACCACAATGGTTCGCTGAACGAGATAAAGCGGCTAATTTAGATGAATATCATTTTGACAGAGCATCTGGTCTCGCTATTCCATACTTAACCCAAACAGACCACCAAATGATGGATTTGGGTATGGGCCCATCTTTATCAGAAAAATTAATGGCAATGCGTCAAAGTGGCCGGGAAAAAGAACAAGAAGAACACCAAGAACAAGAGGCACAAAGAATTGAACTTTTGAACGATGCTTTCAATGAACGAATTCGCCAAACAGCAGAAGAAAGGTTAGGGCATGCGACAGCAAATCCAGAAAAAAGCACAGCGGCTGCATGGGCTTATGGTGCCCCAGTGGCTGTAATGCATAGTGCATTTCAGCCCACAGCCTCACAAGCAAGAACAGCCGAAAAGCAAGGTAGGGAAAGAGCAGAGAAAGACCATGGTTCTGATTGGCAATGGATGGCCGGTAGCCAAGTAGGCGTTCTACCGCCGACAGAAATGCCCTTAGACGAGGCTTTAAACATCCTTCAGTGAGATAGGCAACCTTTATCTTGCCTCCTCGTGTGGCCTCAAATATGGCAACTGATGCTGAACAACAAGCCGAGATTCGTTTGATGGGTCTAATTTTAGCGCAGTCTATTTTTGTCGGCGTGGCTGTAGGAATTTTTGATGCAGAATTATGGCTTCGTCTAGATGGCGCAGTTATGAATGGTGTCACCTACGCAATGGGCGGTTTTGCAATGCAAGGTCTTGGGTATTATGTATTTAAGATGTTTTTCCAACAAAACATGGATGAACGTATGCATTTGCAAGAAGCAGAAAGGCGCAGGCAAAATCGTTATCGAGAATTGCAGCGTGGTTTTGATTCGCGTCGTGAGGACCTTGAATTGAGAATGCAAGAAGCACAATTAGAGTCTGAATTACGATACATGGAACAAAACCCCGGACGCTCGCCAACATGGGGGGCACTAGAAAATGAAGATAAGATTTTCAATCCATCACCCCCAGACCACAGAGCCTCTGCTCAAGAAGCAATGTCATTAGGTGTTTCTTTCGATGATGATGATGAACCTAACAGAGGCGCTGATGGTAAATTCAAAAAGAAAGAGTCGTGAGGTATTCTCATGGGTTGGCTGTTTAAGACGCCGAGTGACGATGCTACGGAAGCCACTTTACGGGCTATGCATATTGCCAACGAATTAGACAATGCGTATGAACGTGTATTGGGCTGGGTTAAAGTTTTAGTTTTCGGGACAATAGCCGTATTCGTTGTGTCTGCTTTTGAACATTATACTGATTGGAATCTTTGGGAGAGCACTGGAGATTGGCTGAGTGATTGGGCAATTAGGCAATTGGAAAAGTTGGTCTAGATGTCTGCTATTGCGGGTTCTGCCCTTGTCGGCGGTATGGTTTGGGCTAAAGAGTTGTGGAATTATTGGAAGCCGAGGCGTGTGGGTATTTACGGTCCATCTATGGTGGGTAAAACAACTCTAGATAGATACATGACAACTCCGGGTGAAATGGAACCCATAGCAGAAGAAGATAGAACCGACCATTTCAAAATCATGGGTCATTACATTTTACCCCGACCTACTCGGAAAAGACTGAGTTGGAAGGGCGAGAAGCGTGTTGTATATTCTGCCGATTTAGGGGGAGAAGAGCGATTTTGGAATCTTTGGATTGATGATATGGTGAATCGTAAAGTGGAAGCAGTTGTTTTCATGTTTGACGATAGAGCGATGAAAGGCGGCGATGATGCTATCCAAGCCGTTGGTGGATTCAAATATCTAGTCGATTGTCTTGTCAATAGACAATACCGCTATCGAAAATTATCTACTTGGTGGAGAGGAAAAAATTATGCTCCAAAATTGATTGTTCTTGTGGCCAATAAAGCCGATAAATGGTGGGATGACAATGCTACAGTTTTGTGGGGGCAGGACAGAATTGGTGAACACAAAGTGTTCGATGCTTTTCGCCCAGATTTAATTCGTTTGCAAAAACATGGCATCCCTACACGCAGGGCTTTTATGGCTACTCGGATAGGTTGGCAAGTAGAAAATACTATGATAGACCTATTGTCTGGGTAGGGCATGGGCCCATTCGATTTGGCGTGGTCTTTGCTCAAAGCACGACCTGTTTCTCCTGCTGGAAAAGAGTACACTCCGGCTGAATTACAGAGTTTGCGCTCTTTCGTAAATGCCAATATTGAGAGCCCTGACCCCGCACTTCGGGAGCAAGCAGAAGGTCTTTTGCAAGAATTGACGGCTGCTATGTCTGGAAGTCGTGGTATGGAGGCTATGCCTCCGATGCCTCCCGCTGGCCCAGAAGCCGAGGCTGCTCCTACAGATATTATGGCACAAGGAGTGCCCGCAGGTAAAATTGGTGTTAAGCGACCAGAGATGATGGACAGTGAGTAATATGAATAGCGCTTTTGAATACGCTTGGGCACTACTAAAAGCAGACCCACAGCAGCAATTGGTTAGGCCAAGACTAGTCGAGACTCGGGGACCGAATTGGGTGGAAAGGTCAAGCCGATTTATGCCTGAAGGAGCATTACATCCTGCCATTACAGGAATGATGGAAAGGCAAGGAATTAAACAGCCTAGAATTATGCAATACGAACAAGGGACTTATGCACAACACCCTACAGAAAATCCTGTCCAACGTATGCCGCAAGATTATGATTTAACTGGAAGGCTGAAACCTGAAAACCCAAAGTATAATCAAGCAGAAACACACACCGGCCCGGTTTTTCACGGTGCAGAACAAAGTTATTTTGGAGAACCGGGGGCAACACAACCCCATTGGGGCCCGGCGGCGATGGACCCAAGTGTAAGAGGCGCTCCACCTGTCACTCTTGAATCACTTCAAGGAATGGGCATACCTCAACTCCCGCAGATGTAAGACTGAATTGCCTCCATGAGCAACCTTTATCCTGTCCTTCCTTGTGGGAGGTTCATGGCTTACCCCATTGACACTACTTTGGTTGTAAAAACTTCGGCCAAAAGTGATTCATTGAGAACCACAATCCCTCGTTGGGCAGTCAGGCAACTAGGCTTGGTCGCAGGTCAGAAAATTCGCTGGGAATTGAAGCCAAATGGTGACTCTTTCAAACTAGTCGCTTACCCTGTGGAGGGAGATTAATGAATTTGTTAGGAACAACAGCGGCAGGAGCGCCTCTTTCTGCTGCGAACCAAGAACATTTGCTAGCATTATCACAGCAAGGCAATAAAAATTTGACTTACGGTGAATTATTGGAACAACAAGTTGCGCAATCAGAAATGCAACGCGCATCTAAAGAACAGAATATCGAAGTACCCAAGGTAAATTTTTACCCAAGTAGACACCCCAACCCAATCAAAGCCAGAAAGCAGGACATCAAACAAGCCTATCGTCTTTTGAGGCCTACTAAGCGCGCTTGGTGGTCCCCCCGTCGTTGGTGGTTTGGTGGAAAATATCGTCATAGTAAAGATACAGGCACATGTGTTGTCGATGGTTGTGATGTCAAAAAATTGATTCAATACGATAATCTTTACATGCGTATTACAGATGAAGAAACTGGGCGCAGTCTTTGGGATATGTATTGGACTAATCCAGTTACTGGCGAAGCGGAAGCGTTTATCGCTAGAGAAGGTGTAACTAGCGGTCGCAAAATGCGAGGCACTTATTGTCCTGAACATTTGCACCTATACCATTTACTCACCAAATGGGAAGCAGAAGAAGAAAAAGAACGTCTTGAAAATCCTAAATCAATCCGAGAAAGAGTCAAAAAAGGAGTCTCTACAGTTGCTGTACCTATTTCTTCTATCAAGAAAAAAGACAATACCCCTCCAATGTTGCAAAAATACGCAGAGTTCTTCACTCAATTGGAAAGAGACAGCAAGAACACAAATGGTATTGACATCTTGCATTATCAAAACCCAGTAACTAAATTGAATGATGTCACGATGATAATCTTTGATTTGCGGATTTTTCAACATGAATTAGAAGCCATGGAGCAACAAGCACAAGAGGCTTTTAACAGCATGTTACAGCAAAATAGCATGGTAGTGCCCGCTCAAGTCCAACAGGTAAATGAACCTGTGGCCCCACAGGAGGTATGATAGCATGGGTCTATTCAACTCTAAACCTGCCACCGCTGGGCCTACTTTGAATCTCGGAACTACTGTATCTTCTGGACCTTCAGTGACCAATCCTTGGGCACAACAAGCCCCTGTCGGCGGTGCGTTTACTCAAGGTTTGGCTGCATCTTTTGGGCAGCAGCATTTAGTGCAACAGCCAGTTGCTCCTCCTTCTGAAATGGAATTGATGGTCGCTTTGTTGAATGCGACATATCCCATGGAAAGATGGGTTTCTGGCCATGGATTCCAAGCCTATGTAGAAATGATGTCAAGCATGATGGAATTGGTCATAGTTGAATTTTTCAAAAACGCAAAGTTCGCTGTTGATGAAGATACAGGAACCATGAGTTTGGACACTTCATCTCTTCCCAATAATCTCCAGACTATTTCTAGTGAAAATATTGTGAGCGAATTCGCAAAAGTAAGAGCAGATGCTGAAAAGGTCAAGACTGACGCTTCTGCTCTTCAAGACCAAATCATCAATTTTACCAAGCAATCTATGCTAGGGACAGCATTAGATTCAGCGCTCGCTGACCCCGGCTTCCTCCAAAGAGCAGGACAAGGTGTAGGAGCGCTCGGTAGAGGACTTATTGGGATGAAGTGATTAGGATGAAAAACAAAGGAACAATTATGCCGTTTGGCTTAGAACGCTCAGCAATGGATGTCTTGAATCCACAGAAAAAAGTAATCATTGACATGATTATGGTGCAACTTTTGAGTCTCATTATTTTGTTTGCTTTTGTCTTAGCGTTTGCCCACGGTAAATTGAGTCAAAATGATTTGACATTCGTAATGGGTGGTTTGTTTTTGAGCATGCTTATGCTCACAAATGTCTATTCTCGGATTGCCCGATAAGAATCCCATTTTCCTAATGGGCAACTGCTACTTTGAAGTCCTGTTTTGACTCTCATTTGGCAGCCGCATTCAAGGCACCGATGTGAGTTTTCGTGCCAACGGTCACAACCACGACAAATTTCTATTCTTTGTTGCTTGATTTCTTCAGGGACAAAACGCCTTGCAGTGATGTCTTTTGCTGCCTTTGCAAGGTCGATTGCAGTTTTTGCCCGGATGGGCACTCCCAGAATTTTCGGCGCTCTCGATAATCTCCTCATCACCCCCTCCTAGGCCGCCTTTCGCCTAAAGGCTTATCCACTGTACCACTCTCATAGAGAGTGATGGCTGAGCGAGAGCGAGTTACAAAGCGCTCCTGCGCGTTTTGTCAACACAGCGATAGAGATGAATTAGAAGAATCTCTTTTGCAAGGTGTGAGAACTTGTAAAGACCTTGACAAAGAAATGGGTTGGAGAGCAAATACAGCAGACCGTCACTTCCGAAATCACATGGGCGATTACATCCACGGAGCCAATCCATCTTGCCCTGTTTGTTCTCATCCGCAAAGAGCAGAAATTGAGAAGGCATACTACGAAGGCACCACTTCTAGCGAAGAAATTGCCAACGAAACAGAAATTCCAGAATCTACAGTTTACCACCACATGAGAGAACATTTCCAACCTCTTGTTCGCCAGAGTGCTGCGTTAGAGGTCGCACTGTCTGCTGGGACAGAAGTCAAAACATTGAGACAAAATGTAGAAGGCCTAAATCATAAACTTCAGCAATTAATGGCGGAAGGCAGTGTCCACGAAGAAGGGTTTGTTCGCGATGCTGTGACACTTCACAAAGAAGTCAGAGAGAGTATCAAGGATTTACTCAAAATTGAAGAGAAGTGGACTGAACCCGAAGCACAGACTGTCAATCAAACAATCAATATCATGAAAGTTGAATTGGCGCAAGAAAGCCCAGAAGTATGGCGGCGTGTCAAAAAGAGGCTTTTGGAAAATGAAGATGTGGAGGTGTTAGATTGAGAGGTTTACGCATCCCCATGAATATTTTGCTTGCTTACGGTACTCCTTACACGCATCTTTTGCACGGAGAAGGCCCATTAGAAGATGATGAAATTGAGCCTTTTTTTGATGGCGTGCACGAATGTGTATCTCGTTGGATACATTATTTGCAGCAACAAATCAGAAATCCAGAAATTGAAAGTTACAGCATGTCAGTCGAAAATTTGTATGACTGCTTTGTAGAGTTGTTGGAAGAAGATGGCCCTGATGTTTTTGCATTGAGGAATGTAACGTATCACGCCTTGATTGATTTTGAGCATCTATGCTCAGATATGGCTCGTTGTTTTTCGCATCCCCCTCGTATCAAGAATTTTTACCATAACTTGGCTAGCCGTGCTCGGGCGACTTTTGAGTATTTGACAGGAGAGGAGTAAATGCCTAGCGGGACAGGTGGTATGGGTCGCGGGTCTGATACCCGTATGTACAACCCTCGTTCAGAATCCACACGCCTGTTCGGTTATGAGGATGATGAGACTGGTTATGCTCATGGCTACGGTGACCCCGAAATTGCCGCTGCTAAGAATGAAAAAGATAAGCGCGAGAAAGAGGAAACAAAAAATCGCCAACGCCTCCATCATATCAAAATTAAGAACAAGGATGTCATGCAATCTGTTTTACCCGGCGAAGAATTAGCCCCCGGTCAAGAAGTAACGCAAGAAGGAGATGGCGAGGCTCCTCCTAAAGATGAAATGCAGGCAGAACTGTCACAATTGACAGGAGCAAGTGGTTCTCGTGGTGCTGAACTTGACCAAGCGGTTGGCGCTAAGACTGGAACTGGTTCTGCAATGGGTGGTATTCCCCCTCTACTTGGACCGCAGGGTGTGTATCGTTCTCAATTCTTAGAAGAGGCTTGGTCGGAATTACTGAAAGCACCTGCCGATGTGACGCCGGGAAGTTCTGATTGGTTCATGTATCAACCCGGTGGGCCGGGTGAATCACCATATTGGGATGATGAAGAAGATGATGATTTCGTACCAATAACACCGGAATCTCACCCTGAATTATTCAACCCAACGCTGGAACAAGCAGTAGAACAAATCCAATATGCAAATGAAAAGAATGATGAATACTATGCTTCCATAATGAATGAAATGTCACCTGAAATGTTGCATAATCATTGGTATGAGGATACTATGGCAATTACTGATTGGGATAACCCTGATTTTTGGAATTACATAACCGATGAACAACGAGATAAATATGAAGACTTACTTGAAGAACAAGGTATTCATACATACCACCAAGACGGTATGTGGGCACCGCCATCATACAGAAAACATTACGACCTGTGGCAACAAGGTGTCCCTGTTCACGAATGGGATAATGCTGGTGATGACAATATTCAGACAGGCGAGCCAATGGATTACGCTTGGTCTGAATTGTTAAAATATGATAATCCAGAACAACCAATCATCACTTGGCTCACGCCTGATAAATCAATGGCGTGGGTTAATGGTCATGGTCCTTATACCAGCGAATCTATTTATGCAGCACTAAAAGAACAAGGGACTTGGGATAACCGAGTAGAAGAAATTTCTGATACTTACTACACACAGCACGGATTAAAGAATCCAAAAGGCGAATATGAGATGCCACCTATTGATGCGAATCTCCATGAACAGCAAGCATTCCAAGAAGAGATGTTTGACGAAGAAGGGAATTTGAAATTAAGTGAACCAATGGACCTTGCTTGGTCATTGTTGAAGTCTAAGAAAAAGGATAAAGGCGAAGGAGCAATGGCCGCTGGTGAAATTGGTTCAGCCGGAACAACTACTCAACGCCGAAAAGAACACGCAAAAAAGTGGGCCCAACCAAAGTTCCATGGGCCACCCGGTGGACGCCGTCCATGGACTGGTACATCCCGAAGAGCCAAGGCTCGTAGCCGGACTTTGTCACCTCGTCATCGAGTCCACAGTATCAAAGGTGGTCTGATGGGTGCGCCTCTGGCAGTGCACATGTCTCACCTTGGTGTGCAAACTAAGCAACCAATGAGACAATTCCCTGCATCATACAGACAATACTACGGTCAACAATTGCGACGACGACTTCAGGGTAACGTGCCTTTACCTTATTCGCCTCACGCTTTGTTTGGTGAACGCACTCAATACCCCGGTCCTACTGGTGGCGGGCGTCTTGGTGGAACATTACCCGGACAAGCCGCTGCTGCAAATATTCCATCTCTACGCCGACTGGCTAGACCTAGAATGCCAAGACTGAAACCACCCACAGGCTTCAGTCCTATGACACCCCCAACAGTCCCATCTGCGCCGCCTCTCCCCCAGCCTGCGCAGGTGGGGCTCCCCTCTTCTTCAATTCAGATGTCAGAGGATTCTTCTGAAGGAAGTGATATTCAGAAGAATATCATGGGCCCCGGCTCGTATGGTTTTGCCCATGCTCAAGACATCAAACGCTTGCTACGAGAACTCCGAGAGGCTTTAGACAAGCGTGGTCGAATGAAAAAGGCCAAAGACACGGCTGGGGCAGGAGAAGATAAGCCAGATTATCCAGCCAACAGCCCGAGGAAAACGACAAAAAATGAAGGAGGTACTGAAACACCGCCCCATGATGACGCTAGAACATGGGGTATGGAGCCTTCTGCTCATGTAGGAGCGCATTGAAATGGTACAAATCCGAGTTCTTAGTCCGCAAGACCGGATTATGAAATCTTTCACTGAAAATATTGTGGAACCTATTTTACTGCGAAAAGGTGACGGTGTTATTTTCATGAGCCCGCAGGGCCACAAAAAGATGTATTGGCCTCCTGAACACGCTTTGAATCCTCATCCCGATAAGCCCGACCATCCTTTGTTCTCTTGGGACCCACATACAGGTGCTTTGCTAGACGGTGGTATGCATCCTATTGATGGTGCGGCTACGCATCTTCAAGCGTTTTTGGATAAAAACAATATCAAAAACGAAAATGGTGAACCGATGGATGCGTCAGAAATATTGCAGAGAGCAATTGACAGATTTAATTTAGACCACGTTCACACTAAAAATCATGGTTTGGCTGATTTTGATTCTCCAGAATGGCGCAAAGCCGTAGTAGGCCCTCATCCAATTAACCAAGGGAGCCAAAACGCAATTGGTACTAGAGGTAACGATGGATTGAAATTTACGTATTATTCCAGCAAGCCCGGACACGAAGCAGGTTTATTCCCTGAATCTGGTGCAATACCAATGAATAAACAAATTCAATCTGAATTGAATGCAATCGCACCCGGATTAGGAGACATGGCTGCGGGTGAGTTAGAGTTTGTCAAATACCCAAATATTAGCCCTGAACTTCTTTCACCGCACACTTACCGGACAAAAGCCGGAGAATTACAAGCCCATGGGATTGTCCCGAGTCATGTGCTTGAAAGACATGGTCCTAAAGGTCTTATGGCTGACCAAGCATACGGCAACATACATACTTGGGAAACTGTGAAACATTTACCTGATGATATGTTCCATATCCCTGCGACACAGTATTCTGCTAGAAAAAACAAAGAAGCCGCAGAGGCTGAAATCAATCAAGTCATGATGCAAATGGAACAAGCAGGAATGCTTGACCAAATTCCTGACACACCTATTTCCCTTGCTGATGGCAGACAAATCTCATTGAGACAAGCAATGCCTAATCCTGAATTGCGGGCGGCTGTTATCCATGAATTAGCCAAAGCACCAGTTATGCAGTATATGTTTGCAGGAGCAGGTAGTCCTGCGACCGCAACAAAAACACGAAAAATTATGCATCCAATTATGGATGTTGAAGGTATTGACTTACACGCAGGACATGCGCGCACAGGAACAAGAAAAAAAGGAAGAAGTCCTCATTCTTTTGCGGCTAAAGTCGCTGAAGCCGCAGGGGCCTATGGTCCTTCTGAAAAAGACCCAACGCGGTCTGCTATGGCCGATGTTGAATCAGATTTTGTCGCAAATCTTTCTGACGAGGACCGGATGAAAATTGCCAACAACAGAACGGTGTTTGAATCTATTGCAAGTATGATGGCAGTAGGATATGGTCATAATCCAGATTGGGTGCCTGATTGGGATAATCTACCAACTTCAGCCCATGTTGGCTCACAACTTGTGGACCAAATCATAAACACTGAAGTTACTCCTCACTGGAAAAACAGGTTCCACACAGAATTGACTATGGCCCCAATGACTACAGAAGAAATGCCTACTCCACCCGGCGGTCCCGGTCCTGCTATACGTGACCCAGAACCTCTTCCTCCTCCTGCGCCCGCCCCTCCTCCTGCACCTATTCAACAACCTGCTGCACGAGCCGCTCCCGCTGCAAGTCGTCTTGCTGTTGAGCGCCCTATAACAACTCCTCGCCCTTTACACCCTGTTATTCAAGAAGCCCGTGAACAACTTAGCGCTCTGCCTCCCGGTCGTGAACAAACACAAATGGCAGAAGAATTACGAGTTCCGCAGCAAATTCGACAAGACCCAAGAGCGATGGGCCTTTTCACTGACCCTGCCCAAACACGTTTAGACCAATGGGTTCGTACTTCTTTAGACCAACATGACATGCTTGACCGTATTGAAAAAGCGATGGAAGAAATGCAGTTGCAAGATGCAAAAACAGATGTCAATGTGCTCAAGTATGTCCCAAGAAAAACCAACTTGAATCTAAATGTTGAATCAGATGTAGCCTTGATGGCGAGTAAAACTGGTTTGACCAAACATGACATCCGTAGTTTAGCAGTATCGAAAGGTGATTGGCACCGTGTGGCTGAAGTATTTAATGTGCCTCCGCCAGTTGTCGGCGCAGTAAAGGTGGTGTTTTCATGAGTGACCCATTAGATACTGCTTGGCGCATTTTGAAAGAGCCAGTTGTTGGGTCTGAACACCAATCTTCTTTAACACCCGGCAGTGGCGCTGTAGTTGGTCCCGGTGGTCAGATATTTTTTGGAGACCAATATCAAGTGGCTATGGGAGGAAATCGGCAAAAACCACAAAATCGCACGGATTCTTTTGGTTCTAAACTTGGGCGCTTTGCTGCTAACCAAGTACAACAAGGTGGTGATTCCACATGGTCACGAGGCATGGGTGCTATGTTTCAACCCCAAAGTCTTCATATTCGGAATCCAAAAGGAACATTAGGTAGAGGCTGGAATCATGCCATTCAGGGTTTGCAAAGTAAAGTAGACGCTACTCCTGCTTCTTTGGCTGGATTGGCCGCTAGAGGAGTTGGGCACGCAGCCAATGTAGGTAGCATGGTAGCATCTCTGCCATTGGCCGCTTTAGGATTTAATGAAGGACAGCAAAGTGGGTCTTTCGGTGGTGCCATGGATGCCACTTTGGCAGGTTATGGGAAAGGTAGAGCCTTGACTAATTTAGGCTCAAGAGTTGCGCATGGTTATGCTGATAGAATCCAAGATGCACAGCGTGGTTATGACCAATCAATGGCCGAGCATGAAAAAGCACAACAAGAGGCAGCAGCAGCACCACCAGAAGCAGAGCAAAACACATCACAGATAGGAGATATGTTGACTGCCAGTGGGTACGACTCTCATCTAGCGCAAAATCGCGACATGCAGGCGGCAATTGTACAGCAACTGTTGATGAATCAGCAAATGATAAATCCACCAACAAATGTGGATGCTAGCCACGGAACAGACCCAACGGCTACTGCTGTCACAGATGCGGCACAAAATGAACAAAAACTAAATTCTTTACCAGACGAGGTGGAACACCCCATGAATACCTTAGACCCACAATCAGGAGGTATTGCATCCGGCAGCACGTTAGGTGGTGACCAAGGCCCACTCACGCCAGCAGGATTTGGTAACATGGTCGAGGAGTACGACATAAAAGCAGAACCGATGGACCTCGCATGGCGCATGCTGCAAGGGGTTTGATGACATGAGCGATGTCAATGAACTCATTATTGAGATGGACCGCGAAATGGCGGCAAAGTCATTTGAGTTTTTTTTCACAGATATTCTAGGATATGATTTCAACCATCACCACGAACAGTGGACTGACCGCCTAACCAATCACCGATACTACGTTGTAAAAGCGGCTCGTGACCACGGCAAGTCAACTTTGTTTATGTCCTATGCTTTGTGGCTAGCCGCATTTACTCCTAACACGCACATCATGATTTTCTCACACTCTCTAGAACAGACTTTGGAACACATGCGTATGATACGAAGTCACGTAGATACAAACCCAGTCTTGAATCATCTCAAGCCTACAGGTATGCCTTGGGCTAAATCGTATTTTGAATTCACCAACGGCAGTCGTTTGATGGCAAAGTCGGTTGGTGGTGCAACTCGTGGTTTCCACCCTGATGTTGTAGTCTGTGATGACATTCTATGGGGGTCAACAGCGACAGAGTTGGCACGTACTGCTGATTGGTTTTATTCAGTTCTTCTCCCAGTTCTGCACCACACAGGTCGTTTGATGATGGTCGGAACACCTTTCAGTTACAATGACTTGTACACTGAGTTAGAAAGCAAAGATGCTTTCATTGTTGAGACTTTCCCTGCTATGGATTCTGAAGGTGTCGCTTTATGGCCCGGTCGTTGGGATGAAGAGTCTTTGATGCAACGGCGTATGTCTATGCCTGCTATTCAGTTCGCTCGTGAATATCTCTGTGAGCCGATTCATGACGTAGCGAGTATGTTCCCAATGGATATTCTGGAAGCCGCTCGTGACCCTGAACTTCGGCTATTGGAACGGGCCGAATACGAGTACGATGAAGAAGGAGAACGTGCTGGTGTATTCGGGCAACATTTCATCGGATGGGACCCTGCGATTGCTTCCGATAAAAACGCTGACTACACAGCCATGGTCATTATGCGTACCACAGAGGCTGGCGTCAAACAAGTCATTCATTCTGTGCACGAAAAAGGTTTGAATTCAGAAGCACAAAAAAGACACATTATCTTACTCAATAGTCGCTTTCAGCCTGATTTGATTGAACTTGAAGGTAACAACTTCCAGCGTATGTTTGAGACTGAATTGCGCGATATGGACATTCCTGTGCGTACATTCATGACTACGCGCGCGCGTAAGGAAAGTTTGTTCATGTCTTTACTGTTGGCGTTTGAACAAGGTCATATTCGTACACCTTACGGTGATGAAAAGAGCAAAGAGTTCACTCATAAATTAGAGACTGAGTTGAACCGATTTGGGATGACCAAACAAGGCCGTCTTGAAAGTGTAGGTGTTCACGATGACTTGGCTATGGGACTGGCTCTGGCAAATTGGGGAACGAAAGAATTCAAGGGCAGTGTTGTTTTATTGGATGATTTCCTCCCGGGCTTTGGCGATTGGGTCCAAGGTGAATTAACAGGCAACAAGTCTGATTGGTTTGTGATGTGATATTATGTGGGGCTCGGGTTTAATTGGAGATGATTACGACATCCCAGAAGAAATTGAAAACATCGAAAGCCCTATGGTGAGGGCAATCACTAAAGCCTTGGCCGAGCACCCAAAATTCAAGGATAAGCCGAAAGGATTGATGAGTATCGTGATTCAAATTGAATCTTCAAAACCAAAAAAGAAGGAAGAAGCCCCCATGAAAAAGAAGGGACATGGTTTTCCATCTAATGGTGATGGGTGGTTTGAACACAAATTAGGCAAAAGTGCCGCTGATATTGTCAAAGATTTACGAAAGGCACGGCGTCACCACAAAGGATTGAAAACTGACATTGATGAAATTATTGGGAATATCCAGATGTTGAAAGCGTTAGAAGTCGAAGAGACTCTCAAAATGCACGGTTGGGCACACGACCGCTCTGAAACTCTGCGTAATCTAGGTTTGTCAGATAGGAACCTCAAGGCCTTCCGGCGTTTTGGAGAAGTGCGTTCTTCTTCTCTATTACGCGCATGTGAGCAATGGGAAAACGCAACAGGCGTCATCAAAACATTGGAGAGTGTAGAAGATGCATGGGACTCTGGGCAAAAAGAAGAGTGGCTAACTGCTATGGAAATGCGTAAAGAAGCCAAAAAAATGTGGAGGAATACATTACACCAAACTGACGCTTTGTCCCAAATTGAAAAAGAATGGTTACAATGCAGTGTTGATGAATTGGGTGAAAAAGGCCCTATGACTGCAAGTGACATTCTACATAATATGCTTGAGAAAGGAATGCATGAAAATCACCTAAAGAGTCTAAGTTCTCGACGCCTTGCTAGCGTTCTCAATACTTATGGAGAAGAAGTTGACATCATGAAAGGTGGTCGAAGAGGAGAATACATTCTTTTGAAACAAGATGCTCTTGTCCTCAAAGAATCACAGGTTTGGCCTTATGCTGCTGGATTCCTTGATGCTGATGGTTACATTACGATTACAAAACGTGGTGAACCAAGAGCCGGATTTATCGCAACAGGAGAACGCGGGCGGATTCACTGTGAGCAACTCCACAAAACATTGGGCTGTGGTGTACTGCAATTAGACCAAAAAGTGTACAAAGACGGCCAAAGAAGCCAACATCGCCTACAATTTTATTCTAAGGATGATATGAGAAAACTCCTTACTGGTATCACACCACATTTGCAGATGAAAAATCTACAGGCGAAAGCCGTACTAGAATTTTTAGATGCTGATATAGAGCGCAAATCCCAATTAAGGCGCGTAGTCCAATACGAAAATTGGCGTGATACTGCAAAAGGTCAAGAACTACTGCAAGAGTGGGGGGTTGACCAAGAGTCAATCAACAAGTGGTCGGAGGCGATTTGTTAATGGCTGAAGGAGAAAGTCGGATTAGTCGATTTTTATCGACATTGGCGAAGCCATTCAAACGTAGAGAGACACCTGCGCCACAAATGCCACTTTGGACAAGTGGTATTCAAGAGCCTGTTCTATCACAAGGTATTACCATTCCTGCTCTTTACGCTGTAAGCAATGAAAATTTGATTTTGCGGACAGTGTTGAATACTATTCGGCAAGAAATGTTCCGTCGAGGTTGGTTTTGGGAAAAGAAGTTCCATCACAAATGCGTCGATTGTGGTACTGAATTTCAACACGAAGTTGAGGTATGCCCTGATTGTCAGAGTTCCAACATGCGAACCCCAGATACAGAACAACTGCTTTACCCCAAATGGTTGTTCAACCAAGACAACTCAATGGAACAGAATTTTTTGCAGATTCTTGGTGAAATTGAAACAGACCTCAATATTGTCGATGATGCATTCTTGATTCTTGTCAAAGAATACTTCGTAGACCCTGAAACAAGCGAGCCTGCTTTTTACCGTATCAAAGAAATTATTCGTGGAGACCCTGTATTCATGCGTATTGTCGCCGATAAGCGTGGTGTACGTGGCGGTCGTTACAAAGTTTGTTTGTTGCATAGAGACCAAGTCGCTTATCCGGGTCAAGATGACAAGTGTAGTGTATGCGGTAATGAAATGCATGATGTACATCATATCAATACAGCAGGTTCTGGTAAAACGCAATATTACATCGAAGGCGAAGTCATGCACGTATCAAAATACCACCCGTCCAAACTGTATGGTCGCCCACCTGTGAATACATTGTGGAGACAAGCCATGACACTCACGGCTATGGACAATTATATCTACACAGCATATCAGAAACGAAGGACACCCAAAGGTATCATCTCTGTGACAACAGACAATCTGGAATCTATGAAGTCTTTCTGGAAGTCTGTCGATGAAAAAATGGAAAGAGACCCGCACTACGTTCCAAGAGTTGGCATCGAATCTTCTACAGGTCGAGGCGGTGTGAATTGGGTCAAATTCATGGATACTCTAGAAGAGATGCAATACATTGCAGTTCGCGATGAAATCCGTATGCGTATCGCTTCTTTCTATGGTGTGTCCAATGTATTCATGATGGATACAGGAAAATCAGGAGGTCTCAACAACGAAGGTATGCAAATGGTTGTTACCAATCGTGCTGTTGAATTTGGTCAAAAAATTTACTCTGACCTTTTGTTCCCCAAACTGCTAGCCTCCATGGATGTTACAGATTGGAAACTCACTTTGCGTCCATCTGAGGAAGAGGATGAAGTTACTCGCCTCCGACGCGATGAGATGGAAGTCAATATTGCACAACGTATGTTGATGCTTGGCTTCCAACCACAATTGATTGATGAGAATGAGAAAGACATTCGCTTCACGTACAAACAACCTCCACCCGCTCAACCGGGTATGATGCCCGGTATGATGCCCGGTATGATGCCCGGTATGATGCCCGGTATGATGCCCGGTATGCCAATGGCAGGAGGAATGCCTCCAATGGGACCTGCTGGTGGAATGCCTGTCAGAGGTGCCCCGCCCGGTAGAGGTGCTATGCCCGGTATGATGCCCGGTGCTATGCCTCCTTCGCAACCCGGCGGTGAAGGTGTCGGCATGCGCACACCGCGTGGTCCAGCCGCTCCACCGCGAGGCACCATGACATCAGGAGCACCCGTCCAGACTATGCAACAAAGAGGACCTCAACCCGGGCCTGCCGGGCAAGCCTCTAATGCGTTAATGAACGCAAGGAGACCGCGTGGTCGATAAGAAGGTTCAAGGGGTGGATATGTATGCGCAAGGTAGGTGAACCAATGGTAGACCTTTCAAAAATGGACCCAATGGCACGAAAATTGCAAGTAGAAATGGATGCTTTCCACAAGGCTGTAGAGACTGGGAATATCAATGAAGCCCGCTCAAGAATTACTCAAATTCAGAAAGTTGCGGATTTCTTGGCTAATGATATTCACACAGTTGTGACTAAGGCTGAAAAGATTGGAGGGCCAAACAATACATTCGCTGGCGGAGTGCCTATTATGCGATTCAATGAAACACAAAGTGTATTTGATGTAGCAAATCGAGATTCGGTTCTTCCCGGTGTAATTATGCCTGCTCGCTCAGGCAATATTATGAGACCTTGGCGTAAGGTGTGATACCAGATGAGCGGTGACCAGAATTCAGCAGAGACATTAATGAATGTCTTGATTTCTAAAATGGAATCAATGGATAGCGATATTCACATGTTGAAAGCCGAAAATATGCGTCTTAAGCAATTGGTCTCTGACCCATCTTCTTTGATGAGAAAAATGGGACTTGTATCTACAATGACTCCATTGGCACGCGATGTAATGGGAGATGGCTTCCGGCCTACTGAAGGAGATGCAATCCTCAAAGGACCTGATGAAATCGGGCTACCAACTAGCAATGCAGAATTCCACAATACCTCTTGGGATGACATCCATGCTATGGCCGATGAAGCCAAAGCAGCAGGTAATGTAGAAGAGCCATTCAAAATTATTACAGGGAGAGATGTAGAATGAAACCACGTTGGTCAGAGTGTCATCCTAAAACACAAGATATGTTGGCAAAAGCCAAGGAACTAGAAGAGCGCATTGGTAAAGCCACCGAGTGCCCTTGCGGTAGTGGAAAGCCAAAAGCAGAATGCTGCGCTATCGGTAAATACGGTATGCAAAAAGCACAGCCTTATGATAGCGCTCCTGTCGAAGGTTCACAAGTCGGACCTAGTCATTTAGAAATTGAAACTGGTGGACGTATTGCTCACCGACCACAATATTGGACTAACCAACAAACTATCCAAGTTGATGATATTACCAATAAGGGAGCGATAGCACCAGTGGCGGACCCGGCCAAGATGATGCAGGCTCCTCCTCAAAATTATGGGCCCGGTGGCTCTACTTTGTATGCTCATGAAGTTGGCGGCGAAGGTGCAGTTGATTTGAAGAAATCACAAGATGTTGTCCTTGGCTCATTGCAAGATGGACACTCTTTGCGATTGCGTGAACTCACAGAAGCAACTGAGGAACTCGCCCGACGATTGAGTTGAAGGGCGAGGGATATGCATGCTTCTAAGAGAGGGGCCAATTCAAATTTACGAGCGTGCTCGTTTTGAATTCGCAAAATCTTTGATGGATGGTATTGACCTCAAAAATGCTGCCGCCGAGTTCCATTTTTCACTCCTAAATTTGTATCATCATGATGCTATTGCCCCATGGGGCGAACATGATTGGATGCTCCAAAAAATGTCTGATGTTATTTTGAAAGAAGATGCAAGTCAATCCACAAGTACACGTGGCGGTGGATTTGAAGGCATTCGTGAAACAGAAGGAAATCTTTCACGTGGTCCGTGGAAAGGTAGAATACGAGCCTTCCGCCCTCCTGTCGTATATGAAAATGGGAAACAAACAGGTGGTGGAGAACAACACTTAGGTCATATTCATGGTGAATGGCCCCAGTTACATCTAGAAAAACCCGGTGATGACAACCATTTTGTAAATGAACATACTCATAGTTCTGACATTCATCCATTGTTACAAGGGCTAGAATATGGTACGCCTCAATTCGTAGAAGAATTAGCCGCTTTCTATTTGCGCCCTGACCCTCATACTCCTTCCTTAGCGGAAAAAGAAAAGCCTTTGGAAAGAAAATACGAAACAATGCATGGTGGCCATCCGATTACTCAACCGTTAAAAAAAACTGAAGTTGGTCGCTACATCACCCAAGAAGAAAGAGAATTGGCTACAGGTATGGAAGAAGAACCAGAAGAGCCAGATGCTGTGCAAGCAGACGGGGCTTCTGAATATGACGAAATTTTTAGAGACTTAGAAGTAGCCGATAGAAATTGGCACGCAGACGCAACTCCCCAAAATGAACCTACTAGAGATAGTGCAAGACAACCGTTCTTAGGTCCTCTTCTTGGTGCAGGTGAAGCGGCTCATGGGGCCCATAAACATGATATTTACAATCTCCATTTCCAAAATTGGTTGTCTGAAAATCCAGATGTTAAAGCAAAAACAGCCGAAGAAGAGTGGAATGCTAGGCAGCAGCATTTCAGAGAAATGGCCAAAGAATGGACAAGTGGTGAGGATTTTATTGATAGCGAGGGTAAATCTCATTCTTCTAAATTAGGATGGCTAGGTTATATGGGTGGTTTAGAATTTTTAACACCTCAACAGCGAACTGAATTTCTCACACATGTCATGGAAAATGGCTCAGATTACAATCAAAACAGCCCTCACATGTCAATAGGTCGTTTTAAGCGGAATATGATGCGTCGTATGTTCCCAGAATATTTGTGGTACTATCGTTATCCACACATGGTTGGGCCCAATAAAAACCAAATTCTTGAGAAACCGTACAAAGGAGAATATAGAGGGCAACGGAATTTGAACAAGGCTTTGAAAAATTTAGATTTAGATGGCAGAAACGCACATGATTTTTTGCTTGAAAGTTTTAACGATTACATGGATTATGAGGATGACAAAGAACACACAGAAATGCCTTTCCTTATTCCTCGGAAAGATGGCGAACCACACAAAATCAAACGCCAAAGAACGAAAGAGGGCACTCCTCCTTCTTTGAGTGCACATGTATTCAATCTTCTAGCCGGTTACGATGAAGATGGTGACCCCATTGAAGCAGGTGAACATCCTTTGTTCCCAGATTGGGAAGGTCCTTTACTCACTCCTGACCAATACATGGGTGTAATCAAAGAATCGTTGAAATTGGAAGATTTAGACAATCGTGAAAAAAGCATCAGAAATGCAGCACTAGCCCAAAGAGGAGCACGTGGGCCTAGTAAAGCAGATATTGAAAAACTGGGCATACCTGATATTTACCATACAGACACAACAGGTGGGCACAGTGATACTTTTGCTTCTCATTGGCACAGAGCATTTTCCAAAGGAGGGGCCAATCGTTCTTTGATGTCTTATCTAGAAAAGATGCACAATTTCCTTACTACAGGAATCACTAAAGATAGCGGGGGTGTAGATGTTGATGGCCAAAAAATCAAAACAGGTAGTTCGACGGACCACTTGTCTCATTCATTCCTCGGTACTGGGAAACACAATCCTGTAACTGGAGAGTTAGAATCATTGGAAATTCGTCCAGACATGCTAGGTGTTTTTGCATCTGTTATGCCCCCTAGTGGAGTTCACACTTCTGATGATTTGTCGCGTAGTGAATCTCGACTTGCCTCTATTCTCAATATGTGGGACAAATCAGGTACAACTGTCGCAGAGGACCATACACCACACGAAGAGCCTAGAACTTCCAAAAACAATTTCACTCTAACAGCATCTTCTAGTCATCCAGTTTTTACAGACAAAGCCATGCGTATTCATGACACGCAACGGAAAAAAGAATTGGGTGTTACTACAAATCGTTACATGGGTGGCCGTCAATTACACACATACGACCCATTTACAAGAATGGAATCTTCAACAGAAGGACATATCAATCCGAGAATGGGCGATGTTCTCAAAAAGCGCATGATTGCACTTCTGGGTAGAATGCACCCTCCGGGTTCACCTATGGGTTCCAAGGTATTGAAATTTAGTGACATCACGAAAGATTTAGTCGATGTAAGTAAAATTCCTTACGCGAGCACTCGTGCGTTTTCAGACCACCAAGGTTTGACCAATTATCCTATGGAAGGAATGCAGGTAATGGATGCCCAAACTCTTGACATGGTTAGAACAATGAGAGAACTTGGTCAATTAGATGGTCAAGACCCACACAAAGTAGCCGACAAAATGGGCTTAATCCCACCAGAACCTGTGATGCAATATACGCCTAAACAATTAGAAGAATTAAGTGCAGAAGAGAGAAAGGTTGCCGAAGATGCATACACAGAACAACACGAAAATTGGGTCGCGCAGGTAGAAGAAATCACACAAAACACAAGAGCACAAATGAAACAATTGCCTGAAATGGTTCCTACTCCTGAAGAACAGGCTTTGCACGGTCGAGCAGATGAAATTTTACACAGATTGAATGTCATGGAAGAAGAGATTGCCCATCTTCATCAAAGAGGTACGGATGAAAATGGCAATTGGGTCGATGATGATATGCGCCAGCGCGCACAGAATAAAATTGAGCACTTCAGGGCTATGAATGAAGATTTGCGTGATTTAGAAGTAAGTCTCGACGCAATGCCTACACGAGCAGGAGTTGCACAAGATGACAGAGCCACTTGGTTTTCTGACAAACACAATGAAATGATGGGCAGTCATTTTGACGCTATCACTAATGTAGTCAAACAACTCATACCTCAATGGACAAAAGAACACCCAGATTTATTCCCTGACGATGACCCACAAAGACTACTTTCAAATGCTCTGCAAGCGTTTAGATTCGCTCAGCGTTACATGATGGAAATGCCTCATGAGCATCATGGGCAAACTGGTTTAGGTTATGATGTAGCACCAGTTGAACAAGTAGCGACCAAAGATATGCCTCGTATCCAAAACAATCCTTTCGCGCAAATGGCAGGAGGAGCGAAGGGCCTAGCCTCTGGTAGGACTATACAACCTGATGACACACCTGAACAAGTTATGGAAAAATTAGGACTGGATTCCTCTGATTCTATGCAGAAAAAACATGCTCAAGAAATTTTGAATGCACTGGGCGGGAAACCACAAGTTGCTTTGCGTGCATCTGAAATTTACAATGCAGGTATGATACCCAATGTAGAGCCTATTTCCGGGGATATGGAAGAATTGGTAAATTCTCATGACCCTTACGTACATGGTGGTTTGCGTCAATTGAATAATTTATTCAGATTCACAGGCGATGAAGCCTCTGCTCATGGGCTCACATGGGTGCCCGGTGCTTCTTATGGTGACAGAAAAGATATGCCTAACACGGGCGGAAGCGGTCGCGCTCCAATCAAAAGACACAACAATCGCCTTGACGCAATGGAAAGATTGAACTCTTTTGTTCTCCATGACCCTGAAGTAGAATCTCCTTCAGAATATCAACCTCCTGAACAGCAAAAAGCACAATGGATTCAAATGCCACTTGGTCCAGTTGGACCTAATCATAATTCAGTGTTAGATTTGTTAGAGGCTGGCCGTTTAGAATCAGGTTGGTTGATGGCTCCTGATTTCTGGCCAAGATTTAATGCGACAGATGGTAGTAGCCAAATTGCTCGTTCTTCAGTACCTGTTCCTACTCGTTTACACAGCGTCCCTGCGCCATATTTGTTGAGTGCATTCCCACAATTGGAACCACACATGGGCTCTGAATTACATTTGGCTGCTCCTAATTTCATGACAATGTCTCCAATGGGTAGCGACCCCTTAGATGACCCGAATATTTTCACAGCATCAGAAGATTTGCCCATTACTAGTCTGATGAATCCTGATATTTTACTCAAAGAAGCATCAGAAAATTGGGCTCCACCGATACGACCTATGCATCGTATCTTTGACCAAGATGATTTGGCTGCTCTCAAGGGCTTTAGTGGTGATTGGGTCATTTCAAGAATCCCTCAAGGAGAGCGTTTGATTGTCTCCAAAGAAGATGGTAAAGTCACAGTGTATGATGAAAACGGGAAAACCAAATCTTTAGACACAGGACTTCCCGGTTCTCTCAAGAGTATTTCTGACGATGATTACGTCATCGACGGTATTTTGTCTGGTGATAATTTCCAAATTCTTGATATTCTCAAACATCAAAAGGATGATGTGAGTGATTTGAATTCACATGAAAGAGTCAAATTGTTGCGCGCTCATTATTCAAGCAACGAACATGTAGAACTGCCAGCACCTCACAATACACGCACAGCAGATGAAGAAAATTTAGCCAAAGCGTTAGAGAATTTACAAGAAAATGATTCTATGTATCTGCTACGTGACGCGCAATCTACCTACATGAAAGGAGAACGCAGACATCCAAAGTGGATTCTATTGCGCTCACCTAAAGAATTGAACTTTATTGTATTGGATAGAAAGGGCAAGGGTCCTTATTCCTACAGGTTAGGTGCAGGTCCTTTGATTGATAATGAAGGATTAGGGAACAGAGCCAAGAGCCATGATGAGAAACCGTACATGGATATTGGTACAATTGTACGTAGCCAAAAGCCGTTCAATATTGGAGATATTGTCAATGTCGGAATTGACAGTGTGACACAATCTACACGTAACGGGCGCGATGTATATACAATCCAAGCCCAAGATATTGAAGGAGAAGGATTCGGTGAAGGCCCAGCGAGTCTTGAAACTCTGTCTCTATTGACAAAATCTTACGCTCCAATCCAATGGCCACACGGTGTTACTATTCGTGGCAACCAAGTTGCTGTAACTCTTCCTGCCCTCAATGATGAAGTGCTTTACAAAATTGATGAGTGGCCTGAAGGATGGCTTATTCATTCACCTCAAGCGCTCATGGGCGATATGAGTGACAATTCCTATTCTATTCGTTTGTCAGAAAGTGTGAGGCCGTTTTGGTCTCCTGTAGCAGCAGCCTTGCTGAAAGGATTAGAATACGAAGATACCGAGAAAAAAGAAGAGGTACACGAAAGTAGTGAGGATGCAGAGCCTTTGATTGAACCCAAGAAAATCAAAGATACATTTCACAAACCTACTGTAACCAAGGCATTAGAAGTCGCATTGCGTGCTTTAGAAGTCATTAGCAAAGAACGTACAACTTGGACTGGCGCTAGAGGCATGGGTATGGATTATGGGACACCGGGCTCTTCACCACGAGGTCCGACTGATTTGGTAAGTGAATCTACTATTCCTGATTGGGATATGCGTGAACGACCAATGACTGACCCAGAGAAAACTTGGCAACAACAATCCAAAAACAGTAAAGATAAGAATAAAATCGAAGAAAAATTGGAAACAGAAGAAGGAGAAGAAGGCCAATTGACTGTCGATAGCGACGAGGCTTCACTTGTTATCTGAAACTATTGGTATTATATAGGTCTACAAATGTGATGGTGATTGTGTGTTGGCTGAACCAAGACTCCGGTTGCCCCGTGGGGGTATCTCTATCCTCAAGGGTAGTGAACTGGTCGTCGCTGGGTATGCTAGCGTCGAATTAGTCGATAAACAAGGTGACTTAATTACAAAGGAGGCATTGAAAGACGCATTCGGGAAATTTATGGAAAACCCCGGATTTCAGAATGTTCAATTGGCTCACTCAAATATACAAGTTGGAGAAGTAGTTAGCAAACACACAGATAGCAATGGGAGGGTCTGGAAAAGCGAAGTTGATGATGTCGGGATGTTTGTAGTAGTCAAACTCCGAAGTGACATCGAAAAAGCACGTGAAGTCGCAGCCGAAATTAGAAAAGGCAATTTACGTGGATTTAGTATCGGTGGTCAAGCATTCAAAAGAATGAACAAAAGCGACAAAGAACACGGAGATTACACCGAAATCAGTAAACTTGAACTCCACGAAGTAACCATTTGTGAAAAAGGAATAAACCCAGAGGCTCAATTCAGAATCCTAAAGGAGGACACAACAATGACAAGTGAAAGCAGTAATATGGATACACTCGACCAACTATCGAGTGTTTTGAACCGTTTGGAAACTAGAATTGATTCCATGGAAAAGGGAGAAATGCCTCCTTTCATGGAAGATAAGAAAGAATCCAAAGATTCAGACGAAAAGAAAGACGAAAAGAAAGACGAAAAGGAAGATGATGACATGGAGAAATCGCAGTATTCAGATGTTATCACCAGTGAATATCTTGATTGGCTAGAAAGCACAGTCAAGAGCGCTGGTGTGGACACAGCGGCAGCACGTAACCACTTCGACCAGATGAACAAGGCAAACCTTGGCTCAACACCTGAGCAGTTGGCTGGTAATGAAACCCAGCGCACAGGTCAAGCCAAGGGGCACACACAGGTTGAAGGAAAGCCAGAAGTACCCAAGGCCAATTACGGCACTGGTGGAAAGGGCAAAGCCTCTACCATGAACAAGTCAGAGTTCCTACACCCTGACTCTGTGAACCCTGCTGATGTAGAAGCAGCATACCAAGTTTACAAGGCAGCAGCACTTGAGCAGCAGTTCAAGGAAAGCCTTGGTGATGTCTTTGAGGCCCGCTTGGGTCAAGAGCAAGCAGTTGAGAAGGCAGAAGCCGAGAAGCATGCATACGATGCACGCGGACCTATGACAGAAGTCATGAAGGCTATCGAGCAACTCAATGAGCGCATTGACACCCTATCCGGTGGACAAACCGGAACCACACTTCAGAAGTCCGCGCCTGCATCTAGCAGCGTGGCAATCCCAACAACTGAAGAACTAGCCAACATGGATTGGAATGAGGTGCACAACCTCGCCGGAACAGTTTGGCACCAAGGAGAGTGAAATAAATGGCACGAGATTATATCCGAACAGTAACTGATTTAGAGCGCTATTACTATGGCGCTGGTAACGCAATGGGCTACTCATACAGTGGCTCTGAACTATTGAAGGCTGATGCTCCGTTGATGAGCACCACTGCCGGCACATACCAAGCGATTTATGGTCGCAAGGTCTGGAGCCAGTTGAACCAAGAATTCAACGCATTCAGCATTCTACCCAAGAAGCCATGGGACCGAAGCGGTTGGAGAATCATTACCGCCAAGCCTTCGTTCACCAAGGGCGGCGGTGTTGCTGAAAACGCAACCCTGCCAGACACCACCAAGCCTACCTTCCTACACGTGGCTGCAAAGCCCAAGACGGTGGCTCACACCTTTGACATGTCCGAGACAGCAATTTTCCTTGCTGACAAGGACGATGGCCTTGGTGACATCCGCCAAATCCTCAAGGAGGAAATGGGTAAGCACCACGCAGACCACGTAAACCGAATGCTCCTAACGGACTTCGACACAACTGCGGGCAACGATTACGAATCTCTGGACCGTATCACTACGAACCCAGATACTCACACCAGTGGTAATTCCTACTGTAGCGCAACCACGGACAACGATATGTATTCCATTACGCGCGATGGTAGTGCAGACTTCCACAGTGCTGAGACCAGCAGCAGTGGCACAAAGGGAACCAACCGAACCCTTAGCCTTGACCACCTTGACGCCCTCTTCCAACAGATTTGGGTTCGTGGTGGTAACCCCAAGGTTATGCTAACTGGCTATGACACACTAATGCGTATCCAGCAACTCCTCCAGAGCCAACAGCGATTCATGGAAGAGAAGCGAGTCGTCCCAACCTTCAACGGTGTAAAGGGCGTACCCGGTATCGAGGCAGGATTTATTGTCGCAACCTACAACGGTGTGCCAATCATCCCAACCAAGGATATGCCAACTGACGGTATCAGCCGTATCTACTACTTGGACACAGACTATGTCTGGTTCAGCACAGCAATTCCGACCCAATACTTTGAGAGTGGTATTGAGACTGGTGACCCATTCGGTATCAACCGACTTGGTCAGGAAGGTCTTTACCGAACTATGGGTGAAATGTGGTGCTCTTTCTTCGGAGCACAAGGGAGCATTCGTGACCTCAGTTGAGGCTTAGGGTAGGAATATACAAGGAGAGTGAAAAATTATGGCAGCAGTAACACAAAGAGGAATTACTTACACACCGTCCGCAGGACATGTCCACATGATGATGGATTTGCCTCTACAGGGTGGCGTAGACCAAGACAGCACAGTATGGCTTGCTGGTGCAGCATCTGGATACCCCGGTGCTTTGACAGCATTCCAACCACGACAGACCGATGGTAGCAACGTTTTCAATCCACGATTGGTTGTTCTAAAGTGGTCTGGTTCAACCGATAACGCAACACTAACACTTTCAGGAGATTGTTCTGATATTCTATTCACTGGTTCTCAGTGGCTTGGAGACACAGGTAGTCTTGACCCAACAATCATGCAATCAGTCGCAACAGGCGTATTGGTGAATGATGGTTCACACTGGTTAACGAGCGAGAGTTCAGTTGCAGTAGATACAGTTGATGCGACAACACAGTTCAGCATTGGTGATGTAATCACTAATCTTGAAGGTCACCATCTTGGAACCGTTGAGACAGTAGCAGCAAACTTGATTACAACAACAGCGAATACACCGCTTCAGAGCAACGACAACACAGAACTATACAAGCGTACACCACTAATTCTCAAGAACGTCAGTGGCGGCACAGAATCAGTTGTATTGATGCTTTTGATTGTTTGAGGTGGTTAATCTGCCTACAGTGAAGTTCCTCGGACCTTATAACGTCCGTAGGTCACCTTGTGGACGCTCTGAGGATTTCTTTCGTGGAATCCCCAGAGAGGTCACACAGGCTTGGCTCGACCAATGGCGTAGGGCTCTACCTGATAGTCATTGGTTAATTGACGGCGATGAACACGTTGAAGTCGAAACTGTTGATGCAGGGGCCGATGGTGTCCCTGATTCAGGTTGGACACGCAAAGACATCATGAACTGGTTGACTAAATACGATGCGAATCCAAGTCGGTATGCTACAAAGACACAATTATTGGTAATCGTCAACACTTTGATGAACCCAGATTTGATTGAAGAAGTAGCAGATGTGACCGATGAACCTATGATTGAGGAAAACATTGAAGAGGCGGCCCCCGCTCAAGTAGAACAAGAGAGTGATTAAGAATGGCAATTACATTTGATACACGAGTACACGTTGCAGGCGACATGATGGTAGTTACAGGAACATTTGCAGCAAGTGATGCGAGCATTGACTTGAGTGACCATCTAAGCAATGTTATGTTTGCAGGTTGTAATGCAACCGCAGACCTTACAGGAATTGATGTAGGTGGGACCGCTTTCAGGCACACCCCTAACATTGAAATTGACGGAACAACCCTACGGTTCAAAACAATCGGCAATGGTGATGTAGCAGGTACTGCGGGTAAGTTCTTCGCAATTGGACAGCGCTGATAGGGGTGAAACCCTATGGCAGCAAAAGACATCCAAGTCATCGGTCCTTATTCACCGCAAGCCTTCAGTGGTGCTGGCAATAACGGCACTCTAAGTGTCGCTATGACTGCTGATATTGAAGGATTAGACAGTTACGATGGTTCTAAAGTTGTGTCAGTAGAACCAGTTGTTGTTTTAGGTAACGTCTACTTAGTCGTTTATCAAAAACCATGATGTGATACTATGGAGAAGATGCAACTCGATATGACTGACATGCTCCGTCTATCGAAGCGTGGCTTCAGTGCGGCTGAATCTCTTGGCGCTAGTAGTGTCACAGAAACAGACCGCCCTCTGAAAGGTGTTACACATCGTCAGAGAAAGCGTAACGCAGAAGCACGTGACATTCTCAATATTGGCTCTGGGACACGGTGCACACATTGTGGTTTACTCTACTTTTGTTGGGCCGAAACTTGCAGTGCATGCGGTAAGGCTATGAACTTTAACCTCGGCACACGTAATGAGGAGGCGCGCCTATGAGTTTGATTTTAATCAAAATGCCCGTCAAGCCTCACCGGCAAAAGGTTCTCATTGGAGAAGAGGGCTCTGAAAAAGAGATACGCCTGAATAAGTGGGCTAACCAGAAAGCAGCCGCAATGCTACGAGAACAAGGTAAAATGGCATCTGGTCCAGAGTTTGAGGCAATGCGTGACCAACTTATGCAAGAAGCAATTGCAGACGCCGGGAAGAGTCACGGTATCACATTCATGGATGACCCCATTCCTCTCAGTGGACCTGAAGAAGAAGCCCCTGAACCAGAGGCAGACCCCCAAATGCCTCGTATCAAAGGTGGAGGATTATCAGGGGAGTTTGCACCTAAAGAGGAAGAGGCACCGGGGTCAGAACTCTTTGATGCACAAGGTAATCTAAAACAACCGGGAGCCCCAACACCCGTAGAAGAAGAGCCTGAAGTTGAAGCGGCACCTGAAAGTGCTCAGACTTCAGAAGTCCCATCCGGGCAAACAACTTTGCTTGATTTCACATCGGAGAAAAAGACTTCTTTTGACCCTCAACCCGGCGAAATGATGCTGAAAGCAGTCAGAGCCAAATTGGGTTGGTGAGGGTTTGAAGCATGCCAGCAGTATTTACACCCGGTGAAACCGAAGTACGCCCTCTTCGCCCTGAAGAAGTTGTATATACAACAGCGCAGAAAATAGCCAATCTTTTGGAAATTGGGTATCCTGAGCCCGTAGCAGTGTCTGCGAACTCTGAATCTACTGGAGTATATGTCACAGGTAGCGATTATCGTAATTCTGGTTTTTCTACAGGTGACAGTATTCTCGTTTATAGTGACGACATCGCAATGGGCCGAACCCATACAATTACTGCTATCTCAGAAGGTGGTTCAAGTGGAGTCAAATTAGAGCATTCTAGCGATGTAGTCACTTTTACGACTGCTTCTTACAACAATAGTACGACTATCACTTCAACTGGATTTGATAAAACGTCAAATTTGAGAGTAGGTATGACAGTCTCTGGTACTGGTATTCCTGATGGGGCGACAATAGCGAGTATTACAACCAAACATGAATTTGAATTATCAGCATCTACAACTGGGGGCGCTTTGAGTAGCCAAGAACTGACTTTCTCTTACACTCCGTTTCTCACTACTGCGAAAAACACTTATGTTCAGAATCAATCTTCTTTCACCAATCGTACAGGACACGGGGTAACACGCGGTAAGGTCGAAGAATTGATTCTTCGTGCTCAGGACATCATTGACAACAAGACACACAATGCTTGGCGTCCTTATCTAGTTGTAGGAGAGTACATCAATTTTGATACCTACAAGCCATATAGACGACGATACTATACAGATTACGTGGGGACTGCACCTTTGATGTTCCAAAACACACAGCAATTGCTCCGTGTAGAATTATGGCAAGGTGACGATTACAGAGAAGTGGGAGCAGCAGAAGCACGTGTAAAAATTATTGACCATTCGCAATTGGGTAGTTCACAGATATTCCTATGTCCCGGAGGAGGAGGAATATTCTCTTTACCAGCCGCTACGTATGCTAGTGCAAATGCTATGAGTAGTTGGATAGCACAATTCGATGCTGTAGCAACAGCCTATCAATTGGCCCATCTCATCAATAAAGATGCACAAAGCGGAAAAAGTGCTAAATCGGCAGACACTTCATACGATTTAGAAGATTCTTCATCATCTACAGGGTTACGTGCTATGAATGTAAGTGACGAATTTTTAGCCACAGCCAATGCTGATTATGGCGGCGGCATTGTCAAAATTACAAGTATGAGACACGCAGATTCAGGTGAAACCTGTTCTATTGCATCGACTGATTTGACCAATCTCAGTATCAGCCAAATCAAAGAAGAAACTACAACAAGCACAAGTGTATCCAGTGATACCGTAAACGTCGCAAGCACTGATGGATTTGCATCGTATGGGCTTGTTATGATTGGCACAGGGAATAATATTGAAGTTATGTCATACACCGGAAAAACTGCGACATCTTTCACAGGTTGTCTGAATAAATCTGGTTCACCTCTTACGACATTGAATACAGGCGGCACGGCTTTGTATCAATATTTGCTCAGAATAGATTACCAAGGTGGCTCTAGTGTAGGCGACCACGCTCGATTACGTGACCTTTGGTTAGACCACCAAGATGGTATTATCTTCTTCAACAATTCCTATCCGTTCTTTGAGTGGAACGCAATCAAAGCCTCTTACATCTATGGAGAGCGTTATTTGGAAAAAGCAATTCAAGATGTATGCACCAAGATGGTGGCCATTGAACTTCTCATGTCAGATGACCGCAGTGTACTCATTCCAGAAGGAACACAGAATGTAGATTTAACCTCTAAGATTCAATTGTGGCAACGCGACATAGACACTACCTTGGGCCGATACCGACAAATGGTGGTGTTCGATTAATGTCGAAAAGATACATCAACATCAAAGGTAAGCGCCAACGCTTAGACCCTAATTTTGACCCTGATGATTGGGAACAAGAAATGCTCAGAGAAGATGCTACTCAAAAAATGGCTGTTGGAGAGTGGCGTGAAGAATACGATATTAGCATGAACGCAGAAATGATGGATGATGTCTTGAAAGAATTGAGGACTAAACCCCATGATTTATTTGAACGATTCATGAGAATAGAAGCAGAAGCCGCAGGTTTGTCTTACGATGACATGACAGACACTATCCGAAATGCAGATGGCTCTGAAGCATCAGACGCAGTCAAAAAACAACTTGAGAAAACAGTGGGAAAATTGATGGTTATCCGCAATCCACAATTAGACCAATTCCCTGAATACGCAAAAAAAGCAATAATGGAGCGTGCTTAATATGGTAGCCACGTGGACCGAAACCATTCCCTTGCTGGAAAGCATCATAGGTGATAATTGGAATCGCGCCAACACTGACAACATTAAGCCCATTGTCCAAGATATTTCATCTATTACAGGCGAGAGAGGTAAGCGTCTTGACTTGAACAAGCACGATTATGTTCTTATCTATGAGACTGCTCACAACGAAGAAGCCCCTGAATTATTCTATGATTTTGTTACTACTCGTGTCAATCTAACAGTAGATATGCGCACGGTTAAAAGTCGTGAGCATCTTTACAAAATGGAGAATGAATTGAGGAGAGTCATCCACCTGAAGCGCAAAGGTGACGGAGTGAATTATGACCGATTACTTTTCAAAGTACGGACTGATTTGAGTGACCGGACCAAACTCTTGTGGCGCTTCACGTTCCAAGTCGAAATCATTACATTCGCAGAATTAATCCCATAGGTGAAAAAATATGCCATCCACAGTTTACAAGGGCGATTTAGCCGAAGTCACATTTGGCCGTGAATCAGCATTATACCTACCCCATGGCACATTTGGTGGTTTGCAATTCCAAGTAACAAATGGTAGCACCGATGATACATCCATTCTTACATTCACAGGTGTATCAGGCACAACGACTCATTGGTTGTTTGACTCATCGCATCGACTCAAAGTCCCTGAAAATATGTTAGTCGGAACGACATTGCGTATCAATGGTGGCACTAATTATGGCGACGATGATAGCATCAGTACGAAAAGAGAATTTTCTATTATAGGCAATACATCGAATACAATCACAGTAACCCCTCGTTTGAAAACAGCAGCCTCTACAAATTCTGGAGCAAGTGATTCTATTACGATTGGGCCATTTTTAGTACCATCCGCCGATGTCGCAAATACAATTTTCAATACTACCCCTAAAACCACACAAGAATCTACTTTAACAGACCAATTTGTAGGAATCGCTGGGACTGTAAATTTACCTGAAACAAGAATGGAAATCAAAAGATACCATGTGGTCGGCATTGGGCGCGATACAGTTGTACAAGCACCTAGTAGAATAACAAATGAAGGCGGGTCAATAGATTTAATTCTGCATAGTCCTCGTTGGTTGTACTATTGCTTGGGTAAAATGGCAAGCGAACCCACATCTTACCACAAAGGCGCGAATATGAAAAGTACGCTATCATCAGAGACCGCAGCAGGACAATCACATATTCTAGTTGAATTGGGCTCAAAAACGACATTTGACACTGGTGCAGTTGCCGCCGGTCATTATGTGTATATCCAAGAGCCAGCGGGCTCTTCTGGTGACAATTTAGTGCCTTTGCATCAGCACAGAGAAGATGATTTGAGTGTAGCAGATAGTAGCAATTTGTATTTCGGTAAGAAAAGTGCCGGTGCTCTATTGAATGTCACGATAGATACTCCTCATGCTGATGCCACAGTCCGTTCTGAAATTAGACGTATTGTAGCAGTCGATACAGCAAGTGACATATTGTGGCTAGATGGTCCTCTCGATTTCCCTCACGACTCAGGTAGAGCAGTGCACTTCCTTGAATATCGTAATTCGGTTTATGACACAGGGATTAACACAGCCGCCGCTCCTTCAGCGGGACACACGGGTACAATAGCAGTTAGCACAGACCCAACTGCGATTATTTCAGATGGCACTGAATTGTACAAATCTGATGGCACAAGAATTGGTAAAGTCACAGCAACGACTGCGGGGCCAAACACAATCACAATTGGCGGAGGTACTTTGGTAGATTTAGCCAATCCTACTGATTTGTACGCAATGATGAGCCCCCACATTACGAGCGATAGATACGTGGCAGATGCGGTGGACCACGTTATTTTCAGCCGAGATACAACCCCTTCTTTTTGTCTTGAAACTTCTATACGTACACGTGAAGCAGGCTCTTACAGTTCAGAAGATGCGACCTTTGTCCCCGGCTCTGCTACTGATTCCAAAGTTTTGACGCGAGTTTTCAAAGGATGTAAAGTCACCAATTGGTCAATGTCTGCTGATACAGATGCTGCTCTCAAATTGTCTGTCAATTTTAATGCGGCTATGTGTTACACAGATACTGGTCGTTTACACGCTACTGCGGCCAGTAGAGGTGACCGGCTCAAAGCGCACCGTATGTTTGAAAACACGGCTAACACTGAGTTAGGGCGAAAAGAATCTGGCATCATCAAATATGGAGAAAAGCCCTATTTCTTCTACAATGGAACAATCACAATCGGAGGGACTACAGTCGCTCAAGTGACAAACTTTACTTTGAGCGGAACCACTGGAGTAGAGTATTACCATGTCATCAATGGGGCTCCTCTTCCACAGAGCACAGGTATGTCTGGAGCAGCAGGTCATACATTTTCAACAGAACAGATACCTTTTGCAGGAACACGTAACCCGAGATGCGCTGTCGAAGGAAAACAATCTTTTGATATGAACATGGAAATCCTCATTGATGACCCTATCTTTTGGCATTACATGCGCACAGCAGAAGAGTTCAACACAACCACAGGGGCTAATGCTGACGGCGTTGTCTTGAAATTTGTCAAACAAGGTTCAGGTAAAACTGGTCTCACTGGTACACCTTACTATGAAGCCATGACTATTGTAGTAGATGATTTCTTCATCTCTGAAGCCCCATTGCCCATTCCTGAAGATAAAGGCGTTTTGCGTGCTTCTTTGAAAATTATGCCTAAACATGTACGTATTTTGGCCCGTGACGCCATGTTTACATATTGAGATGAGACTATGGCTAGAACTTACATGAATCCGGGAGCAGCCAAAGAAGTGCACACTAGAGTGTACGCATCTAAGGCCATTGAAGATGAAATTTTCAATCCTGAAAATCCTTTGTCTAGAAACCCTTTTCAAGTAGAACATGATGGTTATGATGATATGACTGTAGTAGAACTCAAAGCGGCCCTAAAACACCGCAATCTATCTACGAATGGCAAGAAAGCCGAACTTATCCAGCGTTTGCGTTTAGACGATGCAGACCCAGTAACTTCTGAAGAGGTCCCCGCTGATGCGGCTACCGATGAAGAAGAGGTAGCCCCCGCTGATGCGGCTGTTACCGACACGCCCCTAGAGGAGGCAGCAGTAAGTGAGTCAGAGGAGAATAGTGGACAAGAGCCAGATAATGAATCAACAGAGTAAGACCAAGCATCAAATTCAGGTGAATCCTGATGACCCTGATGTTGTAATGGAAGTTACTGTGAAGAGTCTTACATTTTTTGACATTCAAAGAGCAATGCAAGAAATGCTACAGTTCGTCAAAGGAGAAGCCGTTTTCCAATTTGAAGCATACTGGAAGCACGCTTTTACACATTGGATTGTCGATACTAATCCTTCTCTCACAATTGAAGAGTTGTTAAATTTAGACTCTTACATTGGTGACCAAATCGCAAATATTCTCCCTAGGCCAGATGAAATGGTAGGAGAAGGCTTGGGGTTTCGGGATACTACAAAAACCGGGTCAAAAGGTTCCTCTCGGGTAAAGCCAAAAAAGACAAAATAAATATTGAACTTTACTTTGAATCAATAGTGATTATCATAGCACAACATTTTCACATCTCACCAATGGAAGTATGGAACATGCCACCGAATATTGTAGAAAAATTACACGGATGGGTAACGGCCATCCAAGATGAACGAAAAAGAGTGCGCGATGAAGCAACCCCATCGAAAAGCGGAGAGACTGTAAGCCTCGACTATTCTGCTTGGTTTGAAGGAGAGGATATTTGATGGTCACTGTTGCCGCAGCATCGGCTATTGCTGGTTTTTTCCAAGGAGCCGCTGAGGCTGCTGCTGGAATGGTTTCAGGTATCCAAAGTGCAATTGAAGGGGTTACATCGTTCGTCGGGAATGTTGTAGCGGAAATTGAGAACATTTTTATCTCTATTGGGAATGAAATTGATGCACTCAAAGAGAAGTGGCAAGAATTTGAGGATGCAGTAGGCGATAAATGGGATGCATTTACCGGCGGTGTAAGTAGCATAATCCCGGGAAAGCGCGCCGCTGGTGGGCCAGTTTCTGCTCATACGCCTTACATTGTAGGTGAAAAAGGACCAGAAATGTTTACTCCTAGTAGTAGTGGTTCTATCACTCCTAACCACAAAATGGGAGGTGGTGGTAGCGTGTTTAACATGACATTCAATCTTAACGGTATGACTGATAGAACGGATAAGAGAGCCCTAGCGAAAGAAATTGCGGGACTTATCCAGCAAGAGACTCGTTTGAATATGGGTACAGGGAAAGCGCGAGGTCGGTATATATGACACAGGGCAGCGGCTTCCCAATTTACTTGGTACAATCTAACGGTGATAAAATTCCGTTGATGGGTGAATCAATGGTCATGAGCGTGGACCGCACAGTTGGAGGTGTGCCTTTACCATTTTCAGAAAACACAAGAGTTGGTATGGATTTGAACATGGCTACTGCCGCACTGGTAATAGAAGGATTTTTTGCCGATGATACGACTACATCGACTACAACTATAGCCGCTGCTGAACCTAAAGCGAAAGCATCTATCAATTTCTCTATTGGGGCATCAGGCGGCGAATGGTGGACTGGTAGTCCAAATTACACTCGGCATAACGGTGAGACTGCGGCACTTGATTTCGCGGCTGATACTGGCAATAATTGGGGGGCATCAAATCCTGCCAACAATGTGTTGAGACAGGTAAATGGCCAAGATGTTTTTCATCAACGACTCCGATTTATAGACAAAAACGGGGGCACACATTTTATTCATCTAGTGGCTGGTGTTGATTTTTCCTCAAGTGCTTACATTTACGCTGATGGAAATGGGCATGCAGATGACCATTTAATTGGCACTGCGGTGAAAACTTATCCAGTCAGCGCTTCCTATCAGGGCGGTCTTTGTAAAAAGTGGATTTTAGTCGGTATCAAAGGTGCTACAACAGTTGCGCAAATTACAACGAAAATTGCATCTGCTATCAACTCGACAACACATCCGAGTACAATAAGTGAAGCAGAAAGGCCGGGGAGTCATTTTGTCGCTACAACTTCAAATGAAACTTCAAAGGGTAGCCATGGTGTCGGTGGCATTCTAAATGTCGAATTTAAGGACACAGGGGCTTGGGGTAGAGGCTCACCCACTTGGCAAAATATTCTGAATCCTAGACCCCCGGGCATTTTCGGCCCATTACAAGAACCTGACATTACAACATTTACTGGCGGCGGCTCTTCTATTTCAGGACCTAGACCAGTTACGGCGACTGGTGCTGGGGGTAATGACTTGTCTGCTGGCGACAAAGTGTATGAAATTTGGGCTTTGTGTAACAACATGAATAACGATGGTCATGCTGATACGGCATCGGCAGTGGCTGCTATAAATCACATTATGGCGCGTTTCGCGACGACTCCAGCATTCTCAATTATGCTCACACTGAGTTTGGGTATGGCGGGCTTGGGCATGCTCGCTGGCGTAGGAGGGACTCTTTTAACTCAGAACATAATGAATAACATGCAGAGTAGACAAGATTCTGATTCGTATATCACTGGAATCCAAGTTCCATATCAATCCATGGTAACAGCAGCATCAGGTCAAAAATATACTCAAAGGTCTTTCTTGGCCCCTACAGGCAATCCTGCGCAGTTTTTTAACTCAGCATCATCCTATATTCACCGTTTGAAGCGACCTGAAAATAACATCACTGCTTACGATAAAGAAATTGATGCTACTGACTTTACGCCCACTAATTTCATCAAAGGAACTATCAAACAATTTGTTGTTAATTACGATGCTGGTGAAAGTGTGTATAGATACCAACTTACGTTCTTGCCAATCAATTTTATCGTCTGAGGTGCTATTTTGTCTTTGCGTAAAAACACAAACCATGCGTTGTATTTTAACGGAATTACAGACTCAATTGTTATCCCAAAGGCTTCTTTCACACGAACCTATGTAGATGTTCCCGGTGGAAAATCATCGCTTTCTGTCGTAGGTGAAAGTGCACATGGTTACAAAACATCTCAGCATGAATTAAGACACAGGCAATTGGTTGTTAGCGCTTGGATACGACCAGATTGTGGTGGTGTTATTCTTTCGCAAGATGGTGTTTTTGAGTTTAAAGTAGGCTCTGTTGAACAACCCGGTCCTGCCAAATTAGTTGTCGAAACCGTTGATGGGACTTTAGAGCATCTTACGACTGCATCTCAAGACTCAGATGCAAGCCCTACACGATGGTCGGGGCTTGTATTCCCACGACATGGGGCTGACATCCATGGTTCATACAACACATACACATCATCAACCGATGCCACGGGACTAAATATCAATCATCGAGAATTATTACATGTTGTAGCAGTAATGCAATCTCAACAGTTGGCAATTTACATCAATGGGAATCTTGTCGCCAAAAAAACATTCGCCGCTGATGCAAGAATGTTGTTAAGAGATAATGCAGGTGATTTCCATATTGGCGGTAAAGGAGGAGAATTTAGAGGTACCATTGAGCAAATCAGATTGTATTCTCGTTTTACAGATAACATTCTGTCACCCGTCAGCCCGCCTGAATCTACTAATTTAATTGCTCAATATCGTTTTGAAGAGCCCGTAGATGTCCATCAGACAATTTACCAAAGTGGCGCTTTTTCGGCTGCTAGCGATGGAACAACTAAGACAATTACCATTCCTGCTGCTAGTGCTCAAGCAATTTTAGCCAGCATTACTGGGAAGGCATACGATGCATCTACGAATTCTCAAATCAATTTGATAGATACATCTGGTCCCTACTCTAGTGGCAATTATGAAGTGGCAGACTATGTGTCTACACCGGGAACGGCAGGGACTTTACTCATCCCTCATACTCCGTACAATATTTTGTTCAACCCTGATGGTCTAAATCCGTTGAACAAAACACCAAATGCCAAACCACCTGAGCGTTTGCGCTTACTTTCTGTAAATGGGACATCAGGAGTCATTGGTGTCGAAAGTATTCATTTGGATTTTGGTATAGGTGGCGCACGTAGAGGAGTATTACACAGCCGGACAGCAAATACAGATGACCATTTTGTATTGGTTGTCGGAGATATACTGTTAGACAGCGGGACTGGAAAACCTTACCAACCTCCTCATTATGGTTCTCAAGTTGTCGATAGAACAGGTCAAATGGTTTTGAACGAAGCCATTGGTTCACACGGTTTAGTTTATTCAAAACGCATGGCGACAACAGCAACAGACCCAAAGAATCCTTTCGCTGCTGTTTGGCCTGCTTCACTAGATACAGGTTTTCAAATTGGTCATACAGCAAGACATTGTGTTATGGCCGTGAAAGGGCATTCTGCATTATCTGTATTGCCTCCTGCCAATGAAGAAATAGTCCATCAATCGACAGATGGTTCCGCTGATTTATCAGAATTCTATTATGATTTTTCTAGTCGCACCGAAGTACAATCGGTCCCATTGCAATCACGAGTTGATATGTATCAGCATGTATGTAATGCTCCCGTCGCTAAATTCACAGCAGGCTCTTTTGCTTTCCAAATGGTAAGTAACGGTTTGAGTGCAGGCAATGGACGCGAGATGTTAGCCATCGGTGGCTTATCTACTAGTGACAAAGTTTTGACTTCTGTACTTTTGGGCGAACCCATTACAGAAAGAGAATTTGATTGTTTGCCATTTTTGCTCAAAGGCCCATATCCTTCAAATTTAAAAGGGACTACTGATGCAATCCGAAAGTCCCATCTTCGCCCAATTAGCGAAAGCCGCATTGCTGTTTTGGCTGTCCCTACGTTAGCCGACGATAATATGGCTCCCTTTATTCATGTGTATTACAACGCAATTGATATTACAGGCGCAAGTATGGGTTTAACGGCCCCATGTCTAATTGTAGAAAAAACAGTCCCATCTCTTGATATTACACTCCCAGTCTCTGGTAATCGTTTGTATGATGTGGTTGCTTCTGATTTAGCCAATGCTGCGAAAGAGACATTCTTGTATTCACCCGGTGGGGTTTTAGAATTTAGAGAAATACATAGTGGTAATCATCCTGCTGGTTTGATAGAAAGCATTGAATCAAGTGGCCACGAAGGCTCTGATTTTGAAGATGAATTGGATGAAAGCCGTACACCTGTTAATTACACACCACTTACTTCCACCGACCCTCCAAACAGAGGGCCACAAGTAATTGCCGCTCAACACACTGATTCAACCAAAACATCAGTTTTCCATTTACTAGAAATGACTCCAGATACAATCTCGGGCAACAATTATGGGGAACGCACTGAATATGGTGTGTATAATCTTCAGCCCTTTGTAAGTAACACGGGGGCTGGTGTTTTTGATATTGCTGACCCTGATATTTCATCCCACCTTTACGAAACATTCGACATCATTGCGGGTGAATTAGGTCCATTGGCGAATAGAAAATTGAAAGAAACAAGTAAAATAGTCATCCAACCAACAGACCGTTCAAGAACAACGCAATTGTTGAAAGTATGGCCAGTTGGAGAAAATCTCTCTACAATGGATATATCGACAACATTCCGTATCAGTAATTTGGTCTCTAAAATGCGCGTACAATCATATTCTGATTCTGATGGAGAAGATTCACTTGTAATGACTTGTGTCGGTCTTACAGAAGATGCCTCTTCTAAAACTGTAGATTTCATTGGCTCAGGGGCCCCTGATTCACACGTTGTCAAAGAGGTCATGCCCGGCTCTCCTGTTGTTACTGTGACTCTAGGTGGTCCCGGCCAAGGTGCAATCAATACAAAGCCGACTTATGACCCATCACCATTCACGCGCCTAGGATGGAATACGCGGCGCGATTGTGCGGTGCAAATATCTGCAACTGCTTCTACTACTCTGACGGTTATACCGCTCAACAACGACTCAAGTGATTTGGCTTCTTGGGGCACGTATTGCTTCCCGAAAGTCGGTCGAGTGTATCTAGAGAACGGGGCTAGTGCTCTGTATGCGTCAAAAAGCGGCACAGTATTCACATTCAGTGGCTCTAGTGCTGGTGGAACGGCTGCTTTCTTAAATGGAAATGGTACTGAATCAGATACCTTCGCCGATTGGGTCGCTAACAACGGTGTTGTCGCAGGTACTCTGTTATTTGTTGATGGTGAGTTTGGCGAGAGTTCTGTCTGTAATGATGGCTCTACTATCAATGACCGTATGTTCCAACGTATGGATAGTGTAAGTCACGATTACCAATTAGGGACTCAATATGCTGGTACTCGCGCTCTTGTCGAAATACCACTTTTCCCAAATTTGTTCTTTGAAAACAAAGAAGCCTGTATTTCACCCGGTCCTGACAATTCGCTCAAAATTCACGTTGATTGTACGTACACTGCTCATACATGGGCCCCAAATCCTGTGGGGCGACGTTGTGATGACAATACGCCGACAGACCGTACTATTTACGGTGCACATGCAAATAACAAGGGCCAAAACGCTTTGAGAAAAGGAACACATATCAAGCAACTTTTCAGAATTGACACACATGGTTATCTGGCTGTAGAAGAAGGAGGGATGTTTGAAACTTCGACTACTACTGCGGCAGCACTCAACAATTACACAGACACTGGGGCAACCGCCAGTGCTAGACCGGGTGCTGTAATTTACCAACGGGCATTCTTACCCAACGGAGAGTGGATTCTCTATTCTTCGATTAGCGGGAACGATTTAATTGTCGATGATGATTTGTTAGACCAATGCATGTCTGAAAATTTCTTGGCTACACATGAAGTTGGTATGGCATTGTATCCGGGGCCCGGTGTATTCGATGAAAATTTCCCTGCCATCCGCAATCATCCTACTATTCTGAGTGCAGCCTATGAAGGACGGCGGCCTTACTACTATGACCGGGCAAATGTCCAAACACAAGGTGGTAACATTGACTACGGTCTCAGACAGTACGTTAGTGCAGTAGAATTCAAAGCAGGCCCAAGAGAGAACCCACACCTTCCACGCACGAAGAACAGAAGAGCACGTTCAACTGTAATTAGTTGGAGTGGTACATCATTACTTCTTACAGATGCTTCTGATTTCCCACTGACAGGTATGGATGACTTGTACAAAGTAGGCGGGACCTATCAATATCGGTATCGTGTTGCGTATATTGATTCTTCAGGCACTGAACAAACCGCTCAATACGAAACCATTAACGGAAACACATTGACAATTATAGCCTCATCCAAATCTGGCGGTTGGGGACCTGCTGCTGGAGATGAAGTGTTCATCAAAGATTACCGGAATATTTCTGCAAGTGCTTATCCGCAAGTGCAAGAAGATGTCGCTCTAAATGCATCTTGGCTGCATCCGTATGCGGCTGGTGGTTTGCGTGATGGCGACACAGTTTGGATGAACATGCACTACACTAATCCTCATGCCGTTGAAGGACTCTTCTGCAAGAGCAGAGGTACATTCAACGAAGCATTAGTTGCTCGGCATTTCAATGGTGGCGAAGGAGCGTTGGCTAACAGACCAAGAGACAGTATCCCAATGGAGAACTTCTTGATTGGCAATGATTGTTTAGAAACCGCTACCAACTTTGTACAACACATCAACAAAACAATTGAATTGAATTGGGCAGAATTAGGGCGTGATGATAGTGCCCCTGTTGTCGCATTTGTTGACCCGTACCAAGCCACAGCGGGATTTGCCCGCGTTTTGCTCTACGATACTGCGCATGATAGAGAGTTCATCGCTATGCATGATATTCACATGCAAGTACAATCTTCTCCCGCTACACCTAAGTTTGGGACTCCAGCCAGTTATCTTGTCAGTGGCCCAGCCGCTTTTAACGGCTCTCCTACAAGTGCGAATCATTCTACCCAATTAGATGTACAGAATGGCCAACCTTCAGAAGATAAAAGCGTGGCACCTACAGCAGCATCAGAATTTATGGAAGCAGCATTTAGCCATGATTCTGAATGGAATTATCGGGCTGCTACTGAAGCACACGGTGACCACGGCCACCATCCTCAAGCAGGGGGTTGTGTAGGTGACGGCTCACCCCCTAGGACACATGAAGAGACATGTTGTCCATCTAGTGCTGTTCTCAAACATCGGCACTTCCAAGCACTTGGTGAAGCAGTCGAAGCAGAATACGCCACATTCTTTGATACACCGGAGGGGACTCGTGCTATACCTGCATTCTTGTGCCTCAAAGGCAAGAGAACTGAAACACTAGATTTGACCTCACACAAAGAGGCACGTTTGCAACATCTATCCCACTGGACACAAATGGATTTTGTCCGAAGACTGACCATCGACCTCGGTGAAGTTGGCGTGAAGGAAGGTGTGACGGACATCCAAGCGGCGGCTCAAGAAGTCGTCCGTCTAATCAATCAAGCGGGAGCACCTAAAGGGAGGACTCATGCACGCCGACCTGCCAACCAATACCCAAGTGAAAGCGCTCGATTGGGCTTAGAAAAAGTCGGCATCTTCCAAGATGGCGGCCATTCCAAAGTGCTTCAAGGTCCGAGAGATAACATCAAGCCCTCTTTGATTGATGCAAGTGCACCCCACTTGTCTGCCGATTTCTCTCCTACGGGTAGCACACACGACCCTGCTCCATTTTGGGACATCGACAAAGCATTTGCTAGTCACGATAGAGGGTCACACATGGGTTATGTGCGTGCTCACTTAGGCCGTGTAGTAGAAGATGCTGAAGGAAACGGAAACGAAGGGTTCAGCATTGTCATCCATAGTACAGTCCCCGGTGCTAGTGGGCGCAATTTCTGCCTATGGTTAGACAATTCCAAAGGTCAGAGTACCTATCGACCGAAATTCTTGATTGGACATGGTGGCCGATTCCGTAATTTCTGGTGCCGACCGGATGAAGTGTTAATGGAAAATATGCATCCAGCACCTATGCCTATCAACAAAGATGGCAGGCCCTTTGCTCCGATTACAACTCTCAATGAATATCTACCTCCAGAAGAGCCAGAAGATGTATTCATGAACAATCTGAATTATGGCTCAAAAACAGATGCGGCTATCACCAATGCGAACAACATGGGTGTTAGTGGTTATTCCAAGAACACTGTTTACCAAGATTCCTATGAAAGCCAAAGCCCGGATTCTGTGTTGACACAAGGGTTACGGCTAGGAACTAGAGCCCAAGCACGCATCAATTTTGGTGGTTTAGTTGCTTCTGGTGTGCCCGGGTTTAGCCCTAGAGCAGGACCTTGGGGCATGGGCAAAGAAGGTAATACTCGATACTTACATGCTTATGGTAAAAATGGCACTTTGACAGAAGTAGATTACACTACACCTGATGATACAGGTGTGGAGAAAGGACATGTTCCTTCTGCTGAAATACAAGATGATGCTATTGGCAATCAATTGTATGGTCTTCGTTTGACTGACCATCTTGGGCGAGCCCACACATTGCGCTTTATTTATTCTGAATTCGGCGAATCTTTCTCCTACGACAACAGTACACTACCTCCTACAATCGACCAAGAAGTGTGTATTTGGTTCGATGACCGTGATTGTGGGTCAGGTGGATTCACAATCGGGAAACACATGTGGGGCATTGGAGAAGCCACAGGGCGATTGTTGGAAACAGAGTCTATGGTAGGCACTGCGACTTGGGTTGGGAACAAATGGCAACCATTCCCTTGCCCGAATGTAGGAATTGAAATTGATAACGTCAGTGTTAGCGGAACAACAGTGACAATCGAATTACCAGACCCATATCATAGTGGTGGCACCCACAGCCACGATGATATTTTGGGCTATCTAGGATTCCCCGATGCCGGTGTTTTCCAAACCAGTAAACCCGGAACAGCAGCGGAAACTGGATTGACGTTTTCTTACACAGGTCGTACTCATAGTAGTAAAAGTGGGACACACAAGTTCTACGGTGTAACCGGGAATACTGCTTTACCGAACGGTGATAGTGGTTTGATTATCAGCCCTCGGATTGGGTGGACCACATTACTTACAGATGAGGTCATAGCAGCGGCTGTTAATTTCGCTATCAATATGGATGACCCTAATTCTGATAGTGCCACAACATTTGATTGTACCAATATGAGAGCAGCAGATGGTCGCACACTCGGTGAGTGGGGCGTGGATGCGGGTGCCATCCGTGTGCGCGCACATAGCCAAAACCACGATATTACACCACTGCGTTGTTTGTTTGAATCTTCACTATCCAAAGACTGGGGTATCAGTGGTAGCACAAATGCTGCAATTATGTCAGTTAATCAATTGACAGCCGGTGAGCGTACTGCATGTGGGTATTTACCTGAGACAGTATTACACCTCCGTACCAAATCGAGAGGAACCAACGCGAATACAGCCACACCCATTTTAGTCGATACGATGAACAATGCTGTTGATGTGACCACATGGAGGCAGAATCTACGAGGAGCACGTTATGTGGACAAGCCCGGAGATTACATCTTGCCTATGATTGAAAATCGAACTGCACTGATTGACGGCGATTCTACGACAATTGATACCAGTTCTAATCCACGGACAATCAAAGTTGGAGCAGCCAGTGGCACAGGTTATCTTTGGCACATGGCTATTCCTGCTTCCGCTAATGCTGATTCTTGGGGTGAGCGCCGTAGATATTGGCTAAACGATAAGGATTGGGTTATTGCTGAAAGTACACGAAATGCCACAGACCCGGAATTATTCCTAATGTGGAAATCACGCGCAACAGGTGGTGCTGTATCTGATAACTTTGAGGCGAATATTGAAGCCTTTGAAACCGCAAACAACGATTGTGTCATTTCGACTTACGGCTCTGTTGCAGATACAATTGCATTCGATGGGATAAGAAGGTCCGGTAATTCATACGGTGAACCTCTAGTTTACTTCAGGGGCGGGCGAGATAGCCCTGACCACAGCGTCCCTGTCTATTTCGGTGGTGGATTCAGTGGTGTAGTTATGGATGTCAATGACGGCACACAGAATGATTACAGTGATTTCTACACTCATCCGTATTCAGAGGGGCCGACAGGTAGCGCGGGGCTACAAAATATCGGGGAGAAATCTACTTCCTATTGTTTGGTAGATTGTGCGGCCATGTTGGCTATGTTCCCCGGGACACCTTATCTCGATAACCACAAGGGTGAAAACAATCCACCTTTCTACAATCAAGATGGTATTCTGTCTCCCGATTTAGATGCGGGTAACAACTCAAGAACAGGTACAACAGGCATGGCTTCGGACTCTGATTACGGATACGGGGCAGGAGCCAATATCACAAAGGTCACAATACCCAGCCCTGTGATTCTAAGATTTGCACATTCTCATTCTAGGTACAGCCACGATGCATCTAGCAGTGGAAAAACAACTTACATTGTGTTCGGCCCCGGTCAAGCCTTCCCTCACAACAATGCAGCAATTCAACCAAATTTAGGCAAAGACACAGTTAAGACATTGTCAGGTGCTGCTGGTGAATTCACACCAAACACTTTGACCAGCGGTGATGTTAATGGGCGTCACAGCGGTGGTACTTTGACACCTCCTTCTGCTAATTTCCAAATTGGAAATGCAAAAGGTTGGAATTATGTTGACAATTGGGAACCTGCACAAGGAAAACCGAATGTTCGGTCTGCTGCTTCAGTGCATGGATACGACCAAACTCCTTACGATGGATTGTATTACGGTTCTCATTTCACTAGTGGCAGTTATGCACCGCCACCATACGCCCACCCATTTGATTACGCTCCCACTTCTTTAATCGGTAGTTCACTACGGCATGCAGGTTTTATCTGGCACATGGATGGAGGGTATCATCCCGGTGGGCATTTCCTTGATAGACACGTACTCATCAATGCACCTCATTACAAAGACAGCGGGACAGTGACACACAATGGAACTGCAAAATCACACCCTAGTGCATTCCGTGTAAGCGGTTTGTTGGCTGCTTCCTATGGTGCAACAAGTGCATACTCTACCGAAGAGTTCGTCATTGTAGACGCCACAAGAGTACAAAATGCAGAAGAGTTGGCCGCTGTTCTATCTTGTTCAATCAACGAATGGCCGGGCCGAGACCCATTGAAAGCAATCGGTGGTACGTTTTTACCATCTTTCCAAACAGGGCACAAACAAGACCGTTATGGTTGGCAGGCATTCACAGCAATGGAAATGGCTGGCGAAGGTGGGAACCCAGATTTCTATGAACAGATTGGAGGTAGTGGGACAAATTACAGATTGAACCTTCTGAATCCATACGGAGCAGATTTACCCCCATTACCTCGTTATGGTTGGTTGAGAGTAGGAATAGGTGGCAATGACAATGGCTCCGGTGCCGCAAGAGTCGCTTCGTATAGTGTAGGCGCTACTGCTGTTTATGCCCCGTACCATACTATGACTGTGCCTAACCCCGGCCATCTCCAAGTGACATTGGATGTTAATCGTGGTGGCACAAAACAACTGGAGGAAAGTGTTGTAGATACTGCCACAGCAGCAACTGCTTCTACTGTAAATGCGGTTAAGGCTGAGGCAACTGTTTACATTTGGACAAAAGCAGGTGCCCATATTTTCAACAATGGTAGAACCAATAGTGGAGCAAATAGTCAAAATCACATGTGCCAAGTTCATTTCAATGGATTGATGGATGCAATTGACCGAACTCGCGCGGTCGGAGCAATCGGTTGGCACGGAGAACGATATTCTTACCTCAACAGTTTAGACCTCAGAAATCCTGATGATGCATCTACTGCGGTTTACGCAGCCGGTTTGGGTGCATGGCATCCATATTTGGGCTTCTCGCCTTACGGTGCTTCATCGACTTGCCAAGGTTCGGTCATCCCTGTATCCAGAGAATCAGGCACTATGAATTACACATACAATTCAGTTTGCCCACAAGGACTTTCGCCTCGCCATTTAGTGGCTGTCACGTATGAATCAGAGTTGGCGTTGATTGCTAAAGCAGATAGAGATGGTACCAAGGGTGTAGGCGATTGGTTATATGCAGCACAAGTGAAGAGTGGTGTATCGAACACTCAAGAGTTTGGTGGTACTATTGCAGTGGCAGACCAAGTATTCAACCTAGACCGTTATGTGGCCCCTGCTAACGCCGGTCCTAACGTAGAGGCACAAATTGTCACAGGGCAAACACAACCCACCAACACGGCTAGTTACAATAACGTAGGTACTGAATCACATTGGCACAGTCGTGTCACAGCAGCGAGCCAGATGTCGTTATTGACATCTTGTGCAGTACCGACAGGCGATTTATTTTGGGATGAAAGCAGCGTTTACAGTAATCGCTTACATGCAGATAAAAACAGCCTCTCTGTAAATTGTAATGTATCAGGGACAACAGCCACTCCGCCTGATGATTTGGAGCCTTGGAATTATTGGGCGGCTCGCTCTCCGGCCCGTAACTTCACGATTGAGCACATTGTATGGAAACGTATGGATGGTGGAAATCTTACTATGCCTGCTTGCAATGCTCGTGGGCTTGGAGCAGTACCTTTCACTACGAGAGTGTCGGGTGTCAATGCTTACACAATGGGTGAAACCATTTACGGCAATTGCCGCTTCTCCTTTGAATCAACTAACAGTGCCATGTTCCCAATCATTCAAGCCCAAGAATTGTCACATCCTCAATTGGCAGAGCAACCCGTAGGTAGTGAGTTGCAAAATGTATTGACTATTCCAAATGAAGAAACTCAATTTGAAAGTGTAGAAGTAATGGACGACACAGGTCAAATTCATGTGATTGAAGGAGGGTCTCCGTTTGGTACAATTATCCGTGATTTTGAATTAGTCAGCGACCGTTCTTCAGAAGGGCTTTCACCGACATTGGCTAACAGTGGTTTAGCACCCAACATGCGAATTCGTTTGCCTGACCCCGATACAATACCGGGTAACATCATTGTTCGTAGTGGGTTTGACCGAATCCAGTCTTACCAAAATGAAACTCTAGGCAGTGGAGGCATGATGCATCCTGCTCAACCCGTCCAAGGTATTACAGATACTTTCACGGATTCGGCTAAAGGACCGAGAGGATGGCCTACTTGGGAAAACAAAGGTTGGGAACATATTTCCCAAGATGCTGACGACTCTTCTTTAACAGCAGGTGAAACAAGACTGGCTTTCCCTGACCAACACAGCAAAGGTTGGGATGACCATACTGATGGTAACCCATTAGAAACTGCGTATGAACAACATGACCGCACTTTGTTCTTCCATGTTACCAAGATGGGGCATACTGGCTCAAGTAGAAATCCTACTGCAATTTCTTCTGGCTCTATTGTATCCGACCCACTAACCTTCTCTTCCAGTGGAACTAACACGGTTACAGCGGGCTCATCTCCAAATGCGGCTGTTTGGAAAATTGACAGCGAGAAAACGGCTGATGGTAGATGGTTCGCTAGAGTAGAAGATGCTACAGGTCAAGGTGCTTTATTTTCATACACCAATATTTCAAGTGCTAATTTCACAGGTGTAGTTTTCGACCCAGATTTCAGTACCTTCATCAGCGGTAAAACAGGCTTAGTCATCAAACCTTCGTGGTATATTCCAGCGGGCTCTAATCGGTTTTTCGCTGCTCGACGTTTACGTGACCACAGTGAAATTTCAGGAAACAGCCCTGACGCTAAACGATTAGATTGGACAGAGACTAATCCAGTGACTCTTCTGACTAAACCAAAACTTACACCAATGCCTATTCCCCGCATGGGCCATCATTATGTCACTCCAAGTATGATGGTTATGCCCGGACATTTCTCCCACCCTGCTTATGAGAGAGCATTCAATCTCCACTATGGTTGCCGCTCTTCAAGCAAAACAGCAATTGATGATGATACTTCATTGGCCATTACAAACATACCTGTAAGAGACCCACTGGTTTGGTTCTCCACTCCAAGCAGTGCTTTGCGCCCAAGTGATATTCACGGTGGTGCGTTTACCTTACTCACAGAGACAAAAGTTGCTTATGATGGATACGGCATTGCTGCCTCTAAAGGAGCAGCAGGTACTGCCAATGCGGCTGGTAAACACATTATCTATCTAGAAGCGGCTGGGACTTACAGTCTCAAACCACATTTCCCTGACCCCATTGAAGTCGGAGCCTACCAAATTATCATACAGCCTAATTTGCACAAACAACAATTTAGCGGATTCCATCGAAATGGAGCGGCTACTGCTTTACCTGATGGTTCGGCTGTTGAGTTGACCGGGCAACAAGTCAATTTGGTCATCGGATTAGAGCATGATGCAGCGGGTTCGACAGGGGCTGTTGGTTTGTTGTTGGCAGAAGCAACAATGGCAGATACGCGAGGATGTGAAATTTTCATCAATGAGGTCATGCTAGATTTAGACCCTGACCCCGGCAGTCAATTCACAAACATCCCTACATTAGGTCTGTATAATCCAATTGGAGTCAACGAAAATACTTCTCCACCATTCAGTAGGCGGAGTTTGCCTTATCGACCGGGAACATTTGAAAGAGCAACTCCCGGTTACACTCTTACTGTGCCATGGTGGGCTATTCTCCATCGTTCCAAACCGACTAGTAGTATAGCGTCTGGTTATGTGTTCAATGAATGGCATAAGCCAGATGACTATTATCAATTTTGTAGAGCAACTTACGGGGCTGTCGGATGTCAAATTACATTGGCGGGCTATCCCTCAATTTATCCTGACATCTACGAAAACCATTTCCGTGCCCGTAGCCTAAACCCACATTGTGTTGTACTGTCTTTGAGTTCGACAAACCGAACTATCACCGTAGATAATAACGAATTATTCCCAGTAGATTCCTTCTATGGGGAAGTTCTAGAATACATTGACAACGAAGGGTCCCGACAAACGGCTACTTACACACATCGAACTGGCACGAAAAGCCATTCATTGGAAGTAGGTCCGACTAAATTTGAGAATGTCATTGCTGTGACTCCTGCGTTTTGGACTAAATTGGCGGCAGCCGAAATCCTACGTCTTTCACGGCCTTACGATACTACTCCGGCAGGTTCAATTTTCCAAGCATCTACAACCAGTGCTATTACTCGTGTTCTACCCCAAACATACCACGGTAGCAGAGACACTAACAGTTTGCATCAAGCAGATGCTTTCTTGTGCCTCTGGCATCCAAATTTAGGCCGTCCTTACACTTTCTACAGTGACACAGGACGCACCTTCTACACGAACACAGGGGCCGCTGATACACCGCAAGATAAGAAAGGGCTCAATCACATCCCAGAACATTTTGAGACAATCCATTATCACGATTTCCTTTACAGTATCAGTAAGGGGCCATTCTCGTTTGATATGAAAGGACAAGCACCTGCAAGCGATGGTACCGCACAAAATGCTAGTGATTTGACTAACCACCAAGGAGATGGCTCAAGGCAATACGTTGGGTTCTGGCCCGGTGGTAGTCGTGGTGGCCCTGCTGGTAGCAGATTAGATGGCTATGGGTACATCAAGGCAGGTTGGGGTGACAATGATTACGGGATGGAATGTACTCCATATTCGTATGATACATCGACTGGAGGTATTGACCAGTTGCTACTCGCTTCGATTAACATAGGAGCCAGTAAACCTAGTGCTGGTAACACAATTGTAATTACGTCAGCAGCGAAAACAACCAAAACATACACTGCGGTATCAGGTAGCGCCACGATAACATCGAATCAGTTTAGTGTTGATAACACCAATGCTGATGTCGCCGAATCATTGTTATTGGCAATTAAGCACGCTTCTGGGCACAACGGCGAGATTGATGTAACAAGAGCCTCGGGTGTATTGACTTTGACGGATACTCCTTCAGAAGTAAAGAATCAATCTTTGATAGTGTCTAACTTGGCCAACACTACTGTCACACAATTCTCAGGCACACACACTTTGCTATCCACTTTAGAGCATGACCGTCAATATTGCTTTGGTTATAGATTCGCCGTCCGTCCGCCTTTTAATCGACCTCGTTGGTCACCCGGTATTCGTGGCATAGATGAAGTAGAAGAGACAGCGGCAACAGCCAGTATCACATTCACAGGTGACCCGACTACAGACAGAACAATCATCCTCATCTCAACAGACGGGACGACCAAAACATACACAGCCAAAAACACAGCGGCGTTTGCTTCAAATCAATTCGACGCCAATGGAGGCGCTGCCGCAAATGCTACTTCTCTGAAGGGCGCTGTTGAACATGCATCTGGTCATAATGGCAAAATCTTAGTCGCTGATGATGGGGCTGGCACTCTGACGTTCACTCAAAATGTCGCTGGTTCTGCGGGTAATACTGTCATTGTATCAACATTGGACAACACAACACACACCTCTTTCACAGGCGGGCACAGTTCTTCAGCCGAGTACAATATGACAGGATACTCCCATGGCCCGTTTGTCGCTCAAGACAGCCGGACTCAGGCTTCGGGTGGTTGGAAAGAAAACGCAGACGCTGGCTTAAGTGGGGCTGCGGACATCGTTTGGAATGCCACTAACGCTGGCATCTTAGAAAGGCAAACACAAGCCACCGCTATGCTTGGTAATGACCAGACAATGCGTCAAGTGAGATACAGTCACGGTAGGCGTATGACACGACCTTTCGGTTGTCCTACTAGAACAGTCAGAAATGCATCTACTGTCCGCAAAAAATATCCCGGCGATGATTCTGGACTAGGCATTGATGAAATTGCAGAAGCCCACAGATTCTATCTTGTCGATTGGTGGGGTAACACTCGCGGTGAAGATGTCCGTAGATTCCCTGCACGTGGGTTCGGAATTCGTCCGGCTTGGGACCCAGAAGAAGCATACACCGACGACGCCTATGCTAATCTCAAACCAAGTGCAACTGACTTATGGCATGATGACGGCGCTTCTTACAAAACAGAGCAAGAAGGAACAACCAATTCAACTAACAATTCAGATATGACCCGGGTTGATTGGTTCAATCCAAAGAGAGCGCAACGTATTGGAGACCGTGGTGATGGCCGGGGCATGCGTTGGCCAACTGTATTCAATGAGAGTTTGTTGCATGACATCTCTGAAGATTTACTACCAGCAGGTCTAGTTCTATCACATAGCACAGCCGAACCTCCCTTCACTACTGGTTATCTCAGACCTGCTAATTCGGCACCTGCATCAACAGAAATACCTAGAGGTATCAGCGCTAGATTAGGTGTAGCCCAAGATGGTTTACTCAAGCCGGAAGCAAACGTTAGCGAAAAGGTCGAAACTGTCTCAGGTACATTCACTATTGGCGGTGTCACATTGGCTGACCCAATGTCTAGAAGCGCCCCTCGTATTGGTTTGGATGTTGAAACTATTGAAGCGATTTCGGGTGGCCAAGAAACTGACCATATCGCCATGTCCACGCAAGCACATAGCCTACACACAGACAAGGAGGTCGGGCAACGACTCTCGCTAAGAGGAGCATTCAATGCAGGTAGTACAACATTGACTCACTTCGACCTCACCACTCCTACATGGGCTACACAGCCAGATGCTGCGGTTGTCCGTTTATCCAACGCGCATGCTATGTGGCCACTGGGTGGAACGTATGTGTTGGAAGTTCGTAACTACGCTCAACCATTCGATGACTCAGGTTGGGGGCAACAAATGCCGTTGAGTGGCTTGGCATTGTGGCTAAAATCTGATTCTCTCGATTTGGCTGGCGGAGCAGCGGTGACACAATGGGACGATTTGTCCGGCAATTCAAGACACTTCACACAATCAACTAGCAGTTTACAACCTTCGTATGTAGCATCTGATTCAGATTTCAACAGCAAGCCTGTAGTCAATTTCGACGGTTCAGATAAACTCGCACTCAACTTTGACGCTGGTTTGAATACTAACGAATTCACTGTTTTCATTGTTACAGCCGTAAGTTCCGACACTGACGCCATTGAAGCAATTATTGACAGCCGAAGTAGTAGTCCAGTTACTCGCTCTGGCTTCAACTTCTACGCTGATATGAGAAATACTGGCGGCAATAACAATTGGGAATTCTGGGTGGGCGCTGACTCTTCTTGGAAGGCATTGTCGGCAAGTGGTGACAGTGCTTCTACTAGCGGAGTACCTTCCATACTAGTCGGTCAAGTGAGTGGAGGAAATGGGGCTGGCGCATCTGCTACACAATTATTCAGAGTAGATGGCGTACAAGTTGGTACACAAAGCGCCAACTTCTACAAATCTACAGCAGATGCATCGCAATTAGGAACGAATGCTACATCGTCATATCAATTGAATGGCGATATGGCTGAAATCATTCAATACAATCGCGCTCTATCCACAACTGAAATTGAACAAGTCGAAGCATATCTTGCTTCAAAATACGGCATTGGCAGCACATCCACATTCAAATCATGGAATCCTTCTAACCCGTATCAAGATGGACCTGTAGTAAGTAGCACAGCAGGTACACACAATGCGGTATCTGGGACACAGATGAATTACTTTGACAAGACGGTGAGATTCCTATTGAGGCCAAGCCGAGTGTTAGACAACAGACACGTAGAAATATTCCGGGCTGATTCTGTCACAAAGAGTAGCACACCCCAAGATGGGAATGATGCTTATCGTTCAACATCTGGTGGTAAATACGGTCTGTTCAATTATGATATGCCGAATGCTCGCACAGGTACTGTTACACCAGTCAGCCCACCCTATTCACCATCTTACACAATTGATTCGGCTGCCCCAACTCTCAGTCTATCGAGTGGCCCCAATATCCCCGGTGCTGATGTGAGTGGTTACAGCGTGGCTCTTGACAAAACAGTAGCGCGTATTCTTATCACAGAAAACACACTAGAGCATTTCCGTAGTGACGCTCCACGGCGACGATTCTACTCGACAGATGCCGATGGTTCTAGCATCACACGTAGAGATTACAGTGTTCAACCTAGACACAGCCAAACTCTACACGCTAAGGGTGAAGAAGGGACTGCATCTTATAACACAGGAGACCACAGCGGAGAGTGATACAATGGGCAACGTAGTGTCAAACGGGAGAACTGGGAGGTCGGATGCCGACCAACCTACTATCATGAAGGTAGCCCGCACTCCCGTGTTCGTAGATAACTGTGTACATCACGCCATCTACGCGACTGGTAATTCTAGCCAAAAGATGGCTGTTACACCTGCTGCGAAGAATTCATTCCAAGTAGCCTCAGAGCGCACTTATCAAGTCGTCGAAGAGGAAAGCGCTGTCCGCTTAGTACACACACAAAAACCCGGTCATTTCTATGAAGGCGATGTATATTTCGCAGGGGAGAAATTGAGCACTGGTGCCACTTTGCCTGTTGTGATGTATGGTTCTGAAGATTACAGCGAAAGAATCGTCGCTGATTCTGTCGAATCCACCAACCTCGGGAGCCGATTGACTCTACCCAATATGAAAGGGCAGACATTGCAGACAATTGGTTTTGAAGAAGGCTCTGTCCGTTTAGGGCATGAGATAGATGTAGGTCTCAGAACTACTGACCTTGCTATGAAATTAGCAGTCACCGCTATTGATGACGTTTTAACTTCAATCAATCTCTCACGTAAAACAACACCTTACGCTGTAATCCAAGAGAAAATTAGCCACAGTCAAACTTTCTTGGCCCATGATTTTTACAAAACCAATCTCATATCGGCTTTACGTTTTATCGGAAAGCATGACAAGAGAATGGTCAAACACGATAAATTTGGTAATCTGTCATATACTAAAATTCAATCTGGAGAAGAGCCTAAAACTTTGAACATTTTGGATGCAAGAATACAGCAAGTTCACAAAACCCCTTCTATGGACCGTGTGACCATTGTAGGTAAACAGAGGGGTTTAAATTTCAATGTACAATCAACAGTTAGCAATCCGGTTAATCAATACAATAGAGATGGCTCTACTTCGACAAAAGATGGAGGTATTATTGTGGACCCGACCATCAAAAATATGTCATCAGCACGACGAATTGGTAGAGAAATTTTATCGCAAAATAATAAGAGTGAATCATCAGTCATAGTCACGAATTCAATAGACAACCAATCGCTAAACGCAGGTGATTTAATTAAAATAAACAACCAAACAAAAATGGTCTCTAAAGTGACACATAAGTTAAAAAACCGGACAACAGACCTTGTTATTACAGATGGTTTTTCAACACATGAAATGTATAATCAATTCATAGAAGATGGTGTATTTAATGATGAAAAGTTAATTGAAGATGTGACTTCAGGTACTTCTCAAGAAGTTTTATCTTTCGACGGTAACATATTTACTGGTGTATATATCCTCGCTTCAGGGAGATTAGTATCTAATCGGAAGAAATTGATTGGAAGTGGCACAAGGTCAGTTATCGGGAGGAAAAATATCTACATAGCAACACCACCCGAAGGCGGTTGTGGTTTAATTACAATCACAGCAGGTGGGTCTGGTTATTCTGTAAATGATGTTATCACATTGACAAACGCCGCCTCTAGTTCCACTAAAATGCAAGTCAAAGTGAAAGATGTGGATGGCTCCGGTGCAGTTGAGAAAGCAGTAATTACTGTCGCTGGTACGCTCTACACTTTAGGTGCCAATCTAACTCAACATGCTGTATCCCCTTCTGGAGGTTCAGGATTCCAATGCTCCATCCCAACTAAGCCACATGGCCTCAACACAATAGCAGAAGAGATTGGGTCATCTAAATCAATAAATGTCAAACAAGGAGGTATTGCGTAATGCCCATCGTAAATCGAGCCAAAAGATTACTGATTGAAACTTTAGCCAATAATATCAATGAAATGGTACTAGGATTTGATTCATCCTTTGCCACAGCGGACGATACAGCAGCAGGAAGGCCCGTCACCAAGTTGACTCCGACTGTCAAAATTTTCAACGACACCATGTTACTAGTGGAAGCAAAGATGGGGACACAGTATGAGTTCGATGAATCCATTTCAGAAGTTTTTCTCCAGCATCGGGCCACAGATGGGACTTACACACCCATCGCTAGATTCAATATGCCTAATCTCACCAAAACAGCCTTAAATGAATATGTGATACAAATTATCATGGAGGTAGCATAATGCCTAATCCACTCTCTGGGCACACCGACGCTGTCTTGACAAATACAATTGACGGCTTGCGAGATGGAGACCATATTTTGAGTGCTTCTATCACCAATCCGTATGAAGGTGTGCACGGCAATGGCATACTTCTCCAATCTGATGGAAACGCTGCTCATGCGGACCGTAATACTCCTGAGAAATTACCGGGAGCAGTGACTGTATCTGGGACCGATGTCACCATCCAAGGTGGTTTTTGTGTACTTGACGGGCTTGTTTATTCATTCGCTAATGGCCCCGGTAATCAACTCACATTCGGTCTTAACGCTTCAGGAGGGACAGGACAAAACGGATACAAATACGATAGAACAAATGGAGGTAGTGTCGCTCTAGAGTCAGGGCAAGAAGTGCTGTACACCATCTATATTTGCGCAGACGGAGATACTAGCGGTACTGGTGGTGGTGCTACGGGTCACATTTGTTACATGCAAGGCACTCCTGTGACTACTTCCATAGCATCCTATGCCGACAGTCCTTCGGACTATCTATCAGACCCACACAATGATACTCTCAGCAACATGCAATCTGTCGTTCTAGCGGTTGTACGTGCTACATACAATGCTGGTGGTGGAAGTGATAAAATCACCTTGGCTGAAGGTAATGACAAGAGGCATTTCCTCAATGGTGGCCCGATGTACTTACACCCCATGAAAGCAGTCACCACTGCCGCTTCAGTAGATAGTGTAACCGACCTAAACAACTTACACGGGGGCGGAGATGCAGTTGGCTCTCTCGCTGATTCGGATTGTGACTTCGGTGCCCTTTGGTTGAGTCATGATGCTGTCACAGGTGGCCAGAATCTATACTTCTCAGCAAAGCAAGCAGGGGCTGTGACCGCTGTAGCAATCGTAACGGGCAGTGCAGGCTCAGGATACAGCGCTGGCTCTGGCGTTGCTACCTCGGTAGGGGCTGGGCCCGGTAGTGGCTGTACAGTGACCTATACGGTCAATTCTGGGGCTATCAATGCAATCACTGCTGTAGCGGCTGGTGGCACTAATTACCAAGTAGGTGACATTCTTACTGTATCAGGCGGTGGCAGTAACGCCAAATTGATTGTGACTGCTACTGGTGGCGGGAGGCACACATGGAGGCTAGGGCCGAGCAAAGTGAACGCTCTCACAACTGGCTCTGCTCAAACCTTCACCTTCGATGGTTTTGACATCTGGCTAATCAATGCAAGCGGCAATCTCAATCTGAACCCTAGTGGTACATTCCCTCCGGGACACACTGTCGAAGTCACTCACACAGGCGGGTCTAATACGATTACATTTGACAGCAGTGGAATCGGTGTAGCCATCACCAATGGCAAGTATGGTCGCTTCGTGTACACTGGCTCTGCGTGGGTCAAACAAGTGGTGGTATGATGGGCGCTTTGCTCGATAAACTCAAGCGCAAATGCCCACAGTGCCGAGTGGTTGATTTCCCTAAGCGCATCACAGGTCATTACGCGGACCATGCACGTACTCGCATTTTCCTATGGGAGTGTCTTAGTTGTAGCCACATCTGGAAGGATGGGAAGGAGTACCCCAAGGCAGTCGAGAACGCCAAAGAATATGCTATCCTTCGTAGCCAGAATTGGGGCCGAGTTCTAGATAGTCAAATCGAGGTTGAGTGAGTTCACAATCTCCTTGTAGCGATTACGAATGGTCACTTCGGTGACACCGCAGACATCAGCGACATCCTTCTGTGTCCTCCTGCGTCCCGTTTGCACGCTTGCGATGTACAAGGTAGCGGCTGCAATACCCATGGGCCCACGGCCACTATCTAGTTCCCTCAGTTCTAATTCATCACACATGCGCCTAGCCACAAGTTCTGTCTGTGCATCGAGACCTAGCATGCTAGAAAACCTAGCCAGATAATCAGCGGCCCTTTGCACAGGTAAACGAATCTTCAATTCGCGTTTGATGAACCTCTCAGTTCTGCCTATTTCTTTTCTACCGGCCCGAGCAGCACTTCCGATTTCACCAAGTGTTCTTGGAATGTTGCACTGTCTGCACGCCACATACAATGATGCAGCAGTTACAGCATCAATTGAACGCCCACGGATGAGGTTGGCTTCAACGCACTTACGGTACAAGTCCGCGCTTGCCTCCCTCACCATCTTAGGCAAACCTAATTTGCTTGACATTCTGTCGATTTCAGCGAGAGCAACAGCCAGATTACGCTCTTGGGAATTGCCGATACGCGCACGCTTTTGCCACTTACGCATCCTATACAGTTGTGAACGTGTTCTACTGTCATTGATTTTCTTTCCAGAGTAATCTCTGTTCTGCCAATCAATGTCTGTGCTCAGGCCTTTATCGTGTAGCATCGTATTCATCGGTGCACCTGTTCTAGACCTGTCTTGTCCTTGTTCCATCGTGTGGATGCGCCACTCTGCGCCCGGGTCTATGAGATTGTCATCTAAAACAAGGCCACAATCTATGCACGTTGTCTCTCCTCGCGTCATATCGGTGTCGATATTTCGGCTCAAACATTCAGGGCATTTTGTGATATGCTCGACTTCCTCAGTCATCATGCAGCCCTCTTACTGATGATGTCATCAATACGTAGGATGCTGATGGCTACCTCAGTTGCACTCTGCACGGACTGTGTGACTACCGATAATGGTTCAAAGACTGATTTATCAGCCATTGAGCATGTACCACCATTCTCTACATCAGGGCCAGATTCTATTTGGCCATTTGCGTGGTCGTTACGTAGTGCGAGAATTGTGTCCAATGGGTCGTGTCCTGCATTCTCTGCGATAGTAGCAGGGATAATCTCTAGCGCCTCTGCGAAGGCTTCTACAGCCATCTGCTCACGCCCTCCCATATCTGCTGCACGTGTACGTAGATGATGGGCCATAGAGATGTAAGCGCTTCCTCCACCGGACACCACCTTGCCATCCTTGAAGGCCAAACTGGTTACACCAATCGCATCTTCAAAGGCTCTCTCATACTCATCGAGTGTAGCACGTGTAGCCCCACGTAGGACGAGGGTGGATACATGTTCAGGTGAACCTTCGACAACAACGAACTTCATATCCCCAATCGTATCCTCTCGGATGCTTATTTTGAACTCACCAATACCAGTGGCTACTGATGCAGGTATATCGGAGGGCTCATGAGCAATAGGCATGGCCAACATATTGGATAGTGCAATCATATCACTCTCCATGACGCGGCGTACCACATCAATTCCTGCATCTGACAGATGCTTAGCAATCAGTTCATGAACACCGTCACGAGCGAATAGAACACCACCGTCCGGCATTGCTTCGATGACAGTCTTGGCTGAATCTAACAACACATTGCGTGTTTGGTCAGTGTAGAATTGTTTGGCTTCTTTTGCTGAAGAGAACTGAATGCCGGGTCCCGGCTGTCCCTTCTCTGGTTCAAAACCAGTATTCACCAATAGACAGGCGTTCTTCACACCTGTGCTTGGGAATACGAACTCCTTTTGCAAAATAATACCGGGGAACAAATGAGATTCTTCCATAGAACCACCGGGTTGACAGACAACACGGACCTTCTTGGGGTCTCCTTGCGCGTCTGTGACCGCAGAGACACACAGGTCAGCCGCTTTGTCAATTGCGTGCTCAACTGTCTTGCCTGTCATCGCTGTGCGCGCCACATCATTGAGGCTCACACTACCTGTGGGTAGGCTCTGGGCATGTTCTACAGCCCAGCGCGATGCTTGATGGAAACCACGACACACTACGTTAGGGTGCAGACCCTTCTGGAATAGTTGTTCACTGTTCCCTAGAAGTTGTCCACCGAGCACTACTGTACTGGTCGTTCCATCGTAGCATACGCTCTCTTGGGTCTTAGCCATATCAATGACCATCTTTGCACCCGGGTGTGCTACGTCTAATTCGCGGAGGATGGTCGCTCCATCATTGGTTACAATGACATTGCCGTGTCCATCCACCATCATCTTGTCCATACCAGCAGGGCCGAGTGTGCTACGCACTGTGTCTGCCACCGCTTTGGCCGCACGGATGTTGTGCATCTGTGCCTCTCTTCCTTTTTGTGGCTGCTCGTCGCGCACCACTACTACTCTTTGCTGTTCTTCGGTCAATTCCATTCCACCTCGATTTCTATGACGCTGCCAGTATCTTTGCAGCGTGACTTGATGATGCCATGCTCACATCCGTGTGACCATAGGCGGTGTGTCAATTGGCTGTCCTTCAGACAATATGCAGCCACTTCATTGTAGCGCCCTTGCTTCCACATGATGGGAGCATCTGCGCTAGACTGGCTTTTCACATCGTCTAGGGTGTGCCGTGAGAGTGTATTCAAGTCATGGAAATGAATCTTAGCCTGTTTGCTGAGTCGTGATGTATCCACTAGAAGGCTATCTTTTTTCTGCAACAAATCACCTGCTGTCCAACAATCAAGTGCATCGCGCAATACAGGCAAATCGAACCCAATGATGTTGTGTCCGAGGATGCGCCCGCCTTTTTGTACGAACTCATCAAGGTCCTCGCCTAACACTTTTGGGTGCAATTCTTTGAAGAGAGTCCCTTCAGGGAATCCAGATGGGTCAAGAGCCTTGTTGCAATAAACAGTCCCCACCTCCCCATCGTATGTGGTCACCACTGTAGGGTCGAACATGGATGTGTTATCCCACCCACCGATTTCGTGTGAATAGTTACTTGTCTCGATGTCTATTGCCATTACCTTACTCATGAATAATCCTCCTTCAGACGGACGTATATCGAAGGCCCTTCTCTTGTGACATTGAACATGTATCCACCTCTTTCAAAGTGCGTAAAGCAAGAGTTCCTCGATAGGTTCTGTGCTTGCCCATACTTTTCAAGCAATTGACTTTTGCGGACCCAGCCATCTCCACGCCTATCATCCAAGTCATACTTCTCACACTTAGCGAAGCCTTCCTTCCATGCGGCTTCTCTGCTACGGCGCTCTCCGGCCTTCGCCCCTACTTCAACCTCTTCCTCCAACCAGAGGATAAGATTCTGGAACAGGTCATACAAAATTTCAGTAGCCATGTGTACGTGGTCACCCGTTACCTTCCAGACGCCTTCGACCATAGCCAAATGCGTAGAGAGGATGATGGTATAGTTGACTACACCGGGAATGAAAGAGGCAACAACCTCGCCCAGTTTTGGGTCCATGCCTCGTACCATTGAATAGTAAGCGTCTACAGCATCGAGCATACTTCCGTTGAAAGTCTCATCCTTGGTGAAGAGTTTTCGTGCGATGCGTTGGACATGCTTTTCTTGCTCACTCCTGTCCAATCCTTCCCATTGAAGAATATCCAACTTCGTGCCTTTCAAATCACCCTCACCTTCGTAAGGGAATGAAAGCACGCGACTAGTCAGAGCACCTTGGAGTTCTTTGAAATATTCAACGATGTCTGTCAGTTCCATTGTGGCTTCACTAGACTCACCCCACGGTAGGATAGCGCGCTCTTCGCTAATGCCCTTTCGCATGTCCATTGTCCAGTTCCGCCAGAACAAGAGGACTCGCTGAAAGATACCTTTGTTCAAAACATACTCCTTTACCCCGTTAGGAGGATAAGTTGTAATCCATAAAGACACCATGGATTCCAATTCGATAGGACCATCCTTCGTGTGTTTTTTGAGCGTGTTCTCTTCGCTCCCAATCGGGTTACATGCTGTCTGTAGGTACAGGACTGTGTTCTGGCTAAACTTACCCGGCTTCAGCAACACGCTACCCTCGTCAAAATTGAGGGCTTTATGCCCTGCGAGCAAGCCTTCTTTAATTGTCAGTTGGATTCCTTCGTCAGTCTCCTCTCTATCCCATCCACCAATCAGACCTGCATCTGTGCCTTCTGTGTACACTTCAGGTGTTAAGTCGAGTTCACGTAGCATCTTAGCCACGAAACCCCATGAGATAGATTTACCAGTACGACTGCCCTGAATCCAAAACACATGGATGCGTGTGTCTAGATGTATGTCGTCCATAGGAATGCGCACGAAAGGTGCAGTCAATTGACCTTGGACAAAGAAGAAGGATAGGAAGCCCGGGATGTCATTGTTTTTGGATACCCTTCGGTAGTGGTCTAGGTAACCCTTAATGACAGGGTACTTCTGAACAACTGCGTAATCTGTGTAGTGTTTTACCATTTTCTCAACTCGCAATTATTTCTGTTGTCGGTTCTTAAAGGGTTAGGTTTGCCTCGCGGCGGAGGCAATACATAAACCTACCTATGATTTCAAGCGTGTTTTACGCTCAATGAGAACAGGTTCCTCTTTGGTCAAGACATCAATCAGCCTAGCCCGCAACGTACCTCCGAGCCCACGTACTTCCTTCAGTGATTTCTCATGCATCATCTCTTCAATAGAGCCACATCTGTCTAGCAACTTATCTACGAGGTCAGGCCCGAATCCGGGTATCGTGAGTAGCATGTCTGCTCGTACATCATTTGTGGACACCCTCCGCAATGCCTTAGCCCCATGTCTACTGGCAGACTTGTGTGTCTTACTGTGTAATTTGGTGATGAACATAGCGGCTTCACTGTGTGTCGCTGTACAGAATACTTGGCAATCAAAGTCAGCCATGATTCTCGCTAGTGTCCCTGTGAGTTCACTCTGCACTCTAGAATAGGATGTTTTCTTACCATTATTTTTAGCCATGGCTAGATATTTGGATATGGTCCCATGGACAACCAAGAAGAATCGGTCATAGTTCGCATCCATGTTATCCAGTTGCCTCCATAGATGACCTGAATGCGATGATTGGAATAAGTCACCAATGCTCTTCGCTTCGATAACAGAATTACCTGAGAGATAATCACCTACAGGTAGATTCTTTCTGACGATTGTGATGCCTTGTTTTTCGGCGCTTCTTTCGACTGCATTGCAGAGGGGTCCGCGTTCATTTGAATCTATGAACAGAACGGGCGCTCGGACTATTGTCTCAAGCCCCCTTCCACCAAAGGTAAGCGCGTTCCAAGGGCCACAGGATAACTAGTAGTGCCCACAGGGCCCCCCACCATAGAAGAGCCATTGCTAGAAGAGATAATACTGCGCTCCCCTCCAACACTCCCTTCAATGTGAGCCGCATGTCCGATGCCTGTCCCATCGTGGTATTGACATTTGCCTAAACAATAGCCCTTGGAGAACAATGTGGCGCAGGTAGGGTGCTCATCATATTTCTCTGCGATGTGTTGAACATGCTTGGTTGTCACCGCCTCATCCCAATCAGCCCAACCTAGGGAGCCCATGAATTGAACCACCTTTTCCACGGCCTTCCTCCTTTCCTCTGGACTCTGGCTAGTCCTAGGATGGAACCAACGTAATCTGTGCAATAAGAACTGAGCGAGATAAACGCGAGGGAAGTGGTCAGGATTCCCCTCTTGGCACGCGACTGCATTTAGACAGGGCAGGATTTTGACACCATCCATTTGGGCTGTCGCAATGTCCAACTTAGGTGTGCTTGATTTGAACGGTGTAGGAGCGACTTCTCTGATTTGTAACTCAACTCCTTTCTCACCGTATGAGAATACACCCCGCCTAGGATTAAGAGCGATTTCCATAATCTGCTCTGGTTCGCATTCCATGATTTCCTTGCTTGTCAATGGGATAGACCAAAGTCCCTTCTTGTCGTTGTAAGAATTAGGGATACGAATCATCCCGGATGTATCAAATGGAACAGCAGGGTCAGAGCAGGTCAAACCAAACTTGGACTCCCAAAGAGAGAGCACACGACGACCTGCTTCTTTGACGCGAGATACTTCTCTGCCACTCATAGGCATGTGTGATTCATCGAGCATTACCCAAACATGGAATCCCCCGCCGCTGAACCAGACGGCATGTTTAATGTCGGCCTCCATGAGAAAGGTATGTAATTCTCTGACCTGTGAAAGCGGGACATCCATCTCGACAGGTTTGTGTGTACGGAAGTCTTTGCAATCAAAATCCATAACAAAGTGGCGTATGATTGGTGTGTTGTAATCACAGCGGTGGTGCTTAGGAGGGCGTGTTGCCCGGTACCCATAGACTGTCATGTAAGCGTTGGCTAAACCATTCTTACCTGCCCAGTATCTTTCAAGTGCAGATGAATTAGCCACTAATCTTCTGAAGCCTTTAGCACCTGAAGCCTGAATGTCTAAGACTTCTCTTGGGAAATCCCATGTGAAAAAACTCATGCGAAATACCGCCCTCTCTGAACTGGCTCACACCATCCTTTACCATTGATGACTTGGACATACTCACACATCTCACGTATGGCCTCACTCAATTCTTCCTTCTCTTTCAGCAGTTTGCTATTGAGGTGGATGGTGATTTCAGGGGGACCTTGTAGACTGTCTGGATAATCGAGTACGTCATAGTATTCATCCAATGTTGTTTGTCTTTCGATGAATCCTTGCCACGTAACTCCAGATTTCAATGGCATAATTTTCAATTGAAGAGAGCCACACTCTAGCAGAAAATTAAGAGTGGTTTCAATAGATGTCTTTGTGCTTTCTAGCGTCATAATCCTTCCTCCATTTCATGGGCCCACGCTGGGCAGTAAGACATTTGGTCACAGAATGAACACTTGAATGCATCAGCCACAGGGGGGAACTCTTGTTTCAAGTGAGCACGAATGAGGTCTTTCAACCTCTTCATCATTGCATTCATGCTCTGCTTCTTCACAGGCTCATAGTCCCAGTGCGGTCCATCGCCTCCATTGATGTCACCCATAGGGAACCTCCAGCCCCAATGCGTGACTGGTGCATCCAAACCACGTTCCGCTAACCACAATTTCCCTTCGGGTGTTTTGCGTTTCTCATCGAGCAGGAATTTGTACACGGCTAATTCTTGTCGCATGCTGGACACCTTGCTGCCCTTCCACTTACCGCTCTTTAATTCCATCAACGCAAGACCACCAGCCTCATCGCGGAAGATGCGGTCAATGAACCCACGAATTTCGATAGGTACTACTTGACCATCCACTTCGATTTCAGTGACTACATCGACCCACTGTTCGTTCCCGACCGGCATGAACTCTTCACCTCTGGTGATTTCTATTCGTTCCAGTTCCCACTCTGCTAGTGTCCTGATACCATCTCCTTCACCATACTGTAACACAGTGGTTCCAGATGCTTCATCCTCTTCGTGTCGATGTAATTCTTCAGGAGGTGGGAACGCAGCATAGACGAGAGCCAAGGCCTTCTGCTTTAGCCCGGCATCTAATGCTTCAAGCACTACATCGGTGTCAATGCGCTCATAGAATTCTTCTAGTGCGTTGTGTAAATTAACTCCACGGATATGATGAGGCTGAGTTAGACCCCGCAGGCCCATCATTTTCTCAAACTCATACTGTTTCTTACACCAATTGAAAGTACCCAAAGCGGACTTGGTGACACGGAGAATCATACCGGAGTCATCATCCGGGGACCATGCGTATGTAGAGATTTTACTTTGTTTGGCTGTGTCCAACATCACCCCTCCTTCCCATGACAAAGCAACTTAGGCATCTACGCTTGCCCGGATGTCTCTGAGCGCGACAAGATTCAACTTCGCACTTCATCAAATGTTCCCCCTGTATCTACGCTTATCGCTTTTCATACCTACTCGTTCCGTTGTTTCAGATGGTATGTATTCCCAGATGACTTGTTGTTTTTCTGGGCGGAACATGTGTGGGTCCCATTCGTCTAGAGTCGTTTGCCTTGTTTCGATACCACCACACTGGCAGTAGTAACGGCGTTTAGATACTTCTGGCTTCTTCCTAAATTTGTCAAGCCATTTCATTCACTCGCCTCCTCTTCTACAGGTTCAAGTGGTATCGTGAATCCACAGAGTGGGCATTGCAATATGTTTGGGTCTGCGGTAAGCATGCTCTCTGGGTCTGTATCTAATCTCTGCTCTAAGCAGAATGCCTTCTCCCACGAATTACAGGTCAATGGGTTAGGTTCTTTTGCCTTGAACGTACCACCCCATGGGCTAACGTCCTGAACAATATCGTCTTTATCTTTCATCATGCTATCACCTATCTTATTGCTTCTTAAAGGGTCACCAGTATCTTTTCGGTGCTGGTTTACCCACCGCTCTTTTCGGGTCCCACCCCATGGCCTCATCGAATACTGTGATTTTAGAGAGGATTAACTTCTCAACCATCGTAGGGTAGTCCAATTGAAATCCATCTAAATCGGACTCATCCATGTAAGCGACTACGTTTGTATCAGGGTGGTCCACATAGACCCATGGCACACTATCCCCCTGTCTGAACTTGACTCCATCAGACATGTGCTTGTTGAAGAACAGAGCAGCCTTTGCCCCATTGGGTGTGTGTGATGGATTGTATTTCTCAGGGTCTTTACCAAGTCTAGCCCAAGATGAGAGGATGTCTAATTCGACCTCACCCGTGAGCACCGCCTTGGCCAAGGGTCGTAACGCAGAGGATACCTCCTGTTCATTCTGGCCCTCGCTAATGTGAGTGAAAATAATGCGTTGCACCTCCTTGGTGAGAGGAGCAGAGTGACTAGCCTTGTATTCGTAACCGGCTACTTTCATCTGCCCGGCCTCCTCTTCTGGCCAAGATTTAATCCCAAAGTACCTATTCTTTTTGGCTACAGTCCAGAAGGGGAAGTAGGCTTCAAGTTCTACGAACAGTTGAGGTGCATTCAATTCCTGTTGCACCCTCGCTGTCAAATGCTTAGCGAGCGTTTCGGCCTCATCAAGAGGCACCTGAATCATACTACTATCTGTGTGCCCATAGAGCGCTTTGTATCCTTGGGCCTCTGCTTCATTCAATAGGAAATGGATGCTCTCACGACCCACAGCCGTGATACTACTAGCCACTTCGTAAGAGCCCCATCCATAACCAGCGCTTCCACACATACCGTACAGGCTGGCCATGACACGTTTGACCGCTTTCTGGAAAATATCCCAGCCATCCCTCTCTTCATCTGTCTGTGAGTTTTTCATGTTGGCTTTGAGTTCATCGCGTAAAGCAAACATTTCCTCAATGATAGTGGGGAGTAAACCCTTCTCCGTCTGTAACCATGCTGTCCCATTAGGCAAGACATGGATTTCCCCTGACTCTATCTGCCCGGGTGTGGGTTGGCCATGGAAGTATGTCTCGTAGGATAAATTGTGGCTGAGAATAATAGATGGATACAGACCCTTGTAATCCACTACTGCTACCCCTTCGTATCGACCGGGTGTAGGTGGAGGGATGTATGCCCCTTTGAGAGGCGGGCGGTCTGACTTGTCCCTAGTAGGTGCTTTCCAATCTGTTCGCCGACTGAGTAATCCACGGGCAAACTTGGTGACGTTGTGTGTTGATTCAAACATGACACCACACAATCTCTGCAATGCGAGGAAGAAGTCCAATGCGTGCAACCTCTTGTCAATATCTCGGAGCAGGATTACGTCCTGTACACAATAGTCCACATAGTCCCAGAAAGAAATTTCAGGATGGTTGCCCTCCCAGATAGACCAATCGCTAGCATCAACATCGAACTTGCCCTCCAAGCCTAACTCTCTAGCGATGGTATCCAACTTGCGATTGGGCAATTGACCGCGCCCACTGTCCATCCAAACGCGCTCAAAGCCGCCCCCCATGGAACCACGACAAGCACTGTCGAATACAATGCGGCCTAGGATTGGCTGGTCTGTATCGCCGTAGTAGCCTTTGGTCTTGGGGGGTCTACGGACTTTGTGAATAGGAGAGAGGCGACGGAAGTCATCACCTAACCGTCGAATGAGATGAGGTACGTCGAAGTAATTAGCACCATGTGCGACAAGGATGTCGGGGTCACACTCCTCCATGAATTGAAGGAATGCTTCTAACGTAGCGCCTTCGCTACCAAAGAGCCTGAGTTCATATCCATCGACCCGCTCTACCCACATAGTCTCGGCGCAAGGCTGCCCTCTTTCCTTGAGTTCTTCTTGTTCCCGATTCCAAGCGAACACTACGGGGTACCCGAGCACGGAATCATTGACGCAAATGACAGTACACATCTCTTGTCTTGTACCTACATAGACGGCTTCAATATCAAAGTGCCAGACTCTAGGTGTCCATTTGGGGAAGTCCCTGAATGTGTCAATCAAGTATCGGTCTTGGAATCGAACATCGGCTTCATAGGTCCGTGGAAATTCATCCTTCATCGACCCTATCTCAGATGGTTTGTGTGCAATGACCTTCACCAGTTGCGTACTTCCATCTACAGGGTCAGGTACTGATACGGCTCTGTCCTCCCACACTACACGCGAACCCGGGTAACGTGAAATGACACGCTCCACAAGAGCCGGTCTTGTTTTAGCGGGTATCCAAAAGTACGGTTCAAACTCTTTGGGTGGAACATGGCGCTCTACAAGATGGCCTTCTTCGTCACGCCAACGTGTGTAAATCCATGCCCGGCCATCATGGTCTGGGTAATATTGGTCAACAATCAATCCCCACACCCCTCACACTTGTAATTGGTGAAGGGGCGGTTGCATGTGGGACAAGCAGTAAGCCCATCCGTAGGGCCTATCCAACCGCAGAAACATTTCTGGATTCTCATTGCCAGCCCTCCTCATAGTCACAGTCAAAGATAATCAGGTAAGAGGCTGTGGCATCGTGATAGAATACAATAGGGGTGTCATCCCCCATGTACATGTTGAGTTCCCCCGCTGGTAAGCACTTGAGATTGACAGGGAAGTTAGCCCCATACACAGAGGTGCATTTATGTTCAGGACCTTTGGCATTTTCGATGGGCGCAGTTACAAACATACGCCCCTTGCTCTTCTTCCCGGCCTTGACTTTCATCTCTGATTGATTGGCCCAGAACTCGACCGTGTACAGCGGGTTCTCTCCCAACACAGAATGTATAGCAATGGCTTCCTGTGTGTCAGATGTTTGCAGCGTACCCGAACAAGATAGAGGTCGGTCACTCCATTGAGTCCAATGATTCTCCTCGGCCTCTTTGATGATGCGCTCAATCATAGGTACGTGTGAAAAGGATTCCACTTTGCCTGTGCCGGGTAGATGAATCTTGGCTCTCCCGCAGGTGAGGTAAAGCATCTTGTTTTCACCATCCTGTTGTAAATGCACATCTGTATCCTTCCCTGATTTCAGGAAAGCACGGACTGCATTGATGTCACTGATTGCTATTGAGCCCGGCTCTTCTACATCATTGACAATCGTAGTCAAACGTAAGTAGTGGGTGTAGTACCCTACAGATGCCACAAGGACAGCACCATTGCCTTCACCTCCAATCACACCTGAGTGTTTTACTCTCAAGCGGAGGTCGCCTATGCCTGTACCAAACCCATCTATGAGTTGCTGTAAGCCCTTCCGGCTAACCGTTAATGCTACCATATCCATCGCTCCGTTTGCGAAGAGTGAGGGGGGATAGTCCTACCTGAAACGGGTTCCTCGGCCCCCTCACTCCTCGACTTTTTACGGAGTTCCGAGGAAAATAAGTTGCGAGAACCGAGGAGGCAATGTCTAGGTCAAACATGAAAAAACCTCCTCGCCGAACCCCCTCGGCCCTCGACTTTTGTTGCGATATTCAGCGAGTGTAATAAGGACTGCGTCACATTACGCCCTCCCGTAGTTCTGGGAGGCCATTCCAAATAGGCTCACGCCCTTTGGCTGTGCTGAAGATGACCCTTTCCTGCCCTTGCAGCGTAGGGTTCGTCTTGCACTTATGGAATTCCACAGTGTAATGTGTCTCACCTGTGGGACTGCCATCAGCCTCCCGTACTTTCTTCTTGCGGAACCAGAGAATCTGGTTCAAGTAATTGCTTGTGTGTTTTTCCCAGTCAGGTTTCCAACCACCAGTTTCTTGGTCGCGGAATACCTCTGGCTTGATGTGAGTTTCCCAGAACACAGCCACACCATTAGCCACAAGTCTGCGGCACAGTGCTGTGAGTTGATGGAATCGAGTAGTCCTGATGCTCCAGTTCCATTGGTTACCCACTGTCTTGGTAGGGTCACTCGCTTCGATACCGTCCTTAGCGATACCCATATCTGTAATCTTCATATTGTTCACACAGACGCTGTCCCATGAGTCAACGCTGGTGACCATGAAGTATGTGAGTCGAGGGCCTGTGTACCCCGGTTGCATCTGCTTGACAGATTGCTGTACAGCGAACTGGCCAATATCCATGACACGTTGGTGCGTGCCGGGATAGTCATAGGCAGTTCTGTCATCTGTCTGCATGACGTATGGGTCCCAACATCTGACTTGAGGTGTGTTGCCCCAATGAGCAGCACGACATGCCGCCGCACCACCATCGAAGTCAAGCACCCATAACATGTTCTCACTGTCCTGACCGATACCTGTCATGAAAGCATCCATGACTGTGCCTGTCTTGGTTGTGTTCTCATGCCCCACGACACCACAGAAAATGTGACTCTTAGGGCCGTGGTCAGCGAGCAACGCCAACTCTTGTTCAAGATTCTCAAATGTGTTGGAGGGCTTCGCGCCTGCTTCTTTCATCATCACAGACTTCTCAGCCTGCGCTTGCTCCTCCTTTTTCTTAGCCACTACGGCTCCCTTCTTTGCTCCGAATCCACTCATACTTCTTCCTCCTCTGCTATGGTCATCAGTTTCTCAACGTAAACTGTGGCATCCATGAGTTCCTCTTGCAGATGTACAAGCCATTCCATGAATGACAAGTCACGGCGCTCCATTGATTTGCCGTACTTATGCCACCCTCGGTCGGCACGTGCCTTGATTTTGGCACACACTGCATCTTCTAACGCACTCATGTAATCACCTCAGAATTGAGACAGACTTGTGTCCCCTCCACTTTGTCGGCGTCGTGCTCGGTTGGGTAGAGCATAGACACCCAGTACATTCAACTTGGGTACGAAGTGGTCTCCACTTGCCCGCAACCCAATACGACCACAGACCATGATGGTACTGCGCTCTGCATACTCAGCCCATCCTGCTCCATCGTGGAACTCAAATGGGTGTGTAAGGTCACTGACCGCACCCGGAATCCATAGACGGACTTCCGCTCGGTCATCACCGTAGGCCTGCTGGAGGGCCATACTTGACAGGTCCATACTGAAGTTGCGACCCGTCTGGTCTCGCTCACTCGCTACCGGCTCAGTGCTCATACGAACAACGAATCCCTTGGTCAAAACAATTGGCCCAAAGTAACCCTCACCGTTGGAGAGTGCCTCCTTCTTGGCCTCGTAGCATTCAACAAGTTCATCCAGTTCTACGTAGTAGTCATGGAAATCCTCGTTCACCCAGAAGCGGTCTGCACGCAAGTCTGCACGCAGGTCGGGGTCAACGAAATCGTCAGTGTATGAGATGTTCTGTACCCAACCATCGGATACTTCGATGACATCTCTCCATGCTTCAGCGGCATCCTCACGTGGGGGTCTGCCTTTGAACTTACAAGGAACACCTAGCCGTACCTCATCACGAGGGTTAGCGGCGATGCGCCACATGACAATCTCATCCTCAAAGGAGCCTTTCTCGTTCCCAAGGAAGTAGATGTATCTGTTCTCATCGTAAGCACCAAATGGCTTACCATAGTTAGGAGATTCTGGGTTCTTTACCAGTGCCGCAAGGATTGCGTCGCCAGTACGGAATGAGTTTTCAGGGAGTTGTCCTTCACGGACTTCTTCACCTGTGTCTGTGACACCTGCTTTGGTCTCAAGCATCCACTTGCCGTCAGACACACGGAACACACCTACTGCGCCACTTTCGATGGCTGCATCAGGATTGGTCGAGTATGCCTGTGCGAGCCTACCTCGCATGGACTCTCTGCGGTCACTCCACTTGCCATTCACACCAGTGAAATGACCTACGTATTCAACACCACTCCCGCCTCCACGGGCACGGCGTGTCTCCAACAGGAAACCTTCGGCCAAGTCCACTAGGACTTCTTCTTCTTCTTCTCTTGGGTTGTCGATAGTGAAATCGTTGAGCAGGTAATTCGTAAATTCCTGCAAGGCCTCGTCTTGGGTTATCCCCACTCTCTCGGCATACGCTGTTAGGCGCTCAACGACCCCTTCGGGCCAACCACTTTCATTGCTTTCGTCGCTCATTTATTCACCTCTTTCGGTTTGCTTTTCATTTTGTTGATGGTTCTTAAAGGAAGAGTTGGTTACATGCGCTAGTTCAGCCACGAAATACTCAAAGAAAGAGCGGTCATCTGCTGGCCATTCCATTGTCATCTGCATGAATTCTCCCCACACTCTCATGAATACAAAGTAGTCCTCGTCATCCAACAGACCTCGGAGGCGATGACGGAGTCCTTTAAGGATGCCGAATCTGTCTTGCCCTCTTTCTAATGCACCATTAATTCTCACGGATACAAGTGACATGTCTCCACTCATAACGGCCAAAGATGCATCATCTAATTCGCTACTCTGCGCACGTACTGTATCCATGAACGTCGCTTCGTTATAATCAGGCATGCTCTCAAGCACCGTAACGGCCTTACGCATATCCCCATTACATACCGAAACCAAAAGCACCAGATGCTCCCTTGGTAAACCACCCGTTACGTAATTGCACATAATATCATGCAAGTATCGGGCTCCGTCGTCAGAGCCAACAGGAGCAAACCTGTAATGCTGACACCGTGACTTGATGGCAGCCTTGAGTTTATCCTCACGGTTGGCTGTGAGTATGAAGAGTGTGCTCTTGCTTGTTGTCTCTATGACTTGTCGCAATGCGTCTTGCGCTGTGGGTGTAAGTCCATCTGCCTCATCAAGAAGGATGACCTTGCGCCTTCCCGTGGGTGACTTGACTCTCGCTATCTGTTTGAGTTCATCCCGAACAAATGAAATGCCTCTGTCATCAGAAGCATTAGTGACAATGTAATGGCCATCGAGTTCATCACCATGCATCTCCATAGCGAGTGCTCTAGCCGCTGTTGTCTTACCTGTACCCGGTGGACCCGTGAACAACAATGCAGGTGGGTATCCATCAGTGCCCTTTGCTTCGGCCCATTTACGCGAATCTCGTTTGAGTTCTTCGACTCCAGCCATTTGCAACACATGGCTAGGCCGGTGCTTTTCTGTCCAATTCATGCTTTTCATTTTGTTGATGGTTCTTAAAGGAAAGAATCGACCTGTGTGACATACTCCCTGAATGCTTCTGCGTCATGTGTAGGGGCAGGCATTTCCAAAATATATCTGGCCGCGTCAAATGGTTGGGGTTTACCTAGATACGCAGCCCAAGGCTCTATCAAATCCAGTAATCGCATCATGTCATTTTTACCTGAGATTCTACCTGCATCTGTAACTGCGATGTCTTTGCGTGCAAGGAACTCATGTATGGCATCCTTTGTTGCCTGACTGCGCCCTTTACCTACCACGCAATGTGTAGTAAGATTGTACCCACACGTTGTAGATACGCTATCCGTTAAACTGATTTGTATTTTGAAGCATTGCGTCAGCATGCCTAACGCCACTCTGTCTGATTTGGATAGGTCAGTCATGTAGCCACCTCGATGATGTCTGTGTACTGACTCGCGTCCCCTCTACCTAGTTCACCGTTGAAGGAGAGAGGTTGGTAATTGAGGAACCGATATGTCCCGGGCTCAATATCTGTACAGGTCCCTTCAAGGATAATGCCTAGTTGCTCTACATCCTCCCAATCCTCTTCAGGCACATGTCCTCTTTGGCTGAGTATCAAAAGAGCACTCTGGCTCTTGTCTGTATCAAGTGTCAGCAAGTGAACAGGATACGTGTCATGTCCATCAAGCGCGGCTAATTTTAATTCAATGAAGCCATCTTGATTACGTCTTACCTCTGTCACCAACAAACGGAATTGGAATGCATGATGTACGACTATCCACCCGCAATCTGCGCCCGGTTTGTACGGCCCACTTGAAACGATACGAGCCATGTGGCTATCTTCTAACATGCCTGAAATTTCAGCCACAGTCTCATGGCCAGATAAAGCAAAGGGCACTATCACATCTAGGCGTTTTTCATCCTTAGCCCATGATTCAAGGTGGCTCAAGCGTTCTTCGTATGGTAAGTCTATGATAGATTCATTGTGATATAAACAATCTGTGGCGCACCAGAGTCTGTTGTCCATTGACTCCACTTCAATAATCCAATTACCACGCGGCCTATGGCCATCCCACATCGTTTTCAAACCGATTACCCTCTTACCATCTCTACCTCTGAGTGTCGCTTTCTTGTCATGTATGTGTAAGAATCTACGAGGGCCCCTAATAATGTCAAGGAAAGTATCCTCCGGTAGTTGACTGTGAGTCCAAGGTTGGTAGTGACCACCTCGCATAGCACACTCTGCCCGTGGCATGAGGAGGGGAATTGACTCTGGTTCGTTTAGCAAACGCAGAACTACTTCACTAAACGGCGTTGTCGCATACGCACTGTAAATTTCATCGTGGCTTATTTTATCACGTAGACCTAGACACCAAGCGAGGGAACACAAGAAAGAGTGTTTGCTCATGGGTACAGGACTCGATGAACAGGCAGCGTTCCAGAATAGCATGGCCTCCAATTCATCCATCTTGTAGCAGAGGTCCATGATGTCATGGGAGTAGAGACTCTTCAAGATAGCAAGGGCTTTCTCGACCGACCAATCGTTTGATTCGCAGCCCTCTGATTCGGATGCCAGCATCTCCGCAAGGGATTCGTGCCCCAGCGTCTGAGATATAGAGTGCGGATAGACGTTGATTTCCTCAGACAATTTCAATCGCAAGTTCTTAGGTGAGATGTAAGGACCATCGTACAGGAACTCACACACAGCCAGAATTTTTTCCGCCCCACCTTTAGGGGGTTTTGCCTCATGGTGGGGGGAGGGGGGGTGTAAAAAAATCTCACACGCGCGTAAAATATCCGAGACAAAAGCCATCCGGCTATCAAGATGCGAAGGTGCGGTCCAAAGTGTGGCCGCAGACTTGGCTAGTTCTCTAAGACGCACTGTAACCAACTCGGGCGAGGCTCTGTACCTACACCGTATTTTGTTTTCAGCATCTGATAAAATTGTCTTGTTGTCGTAGTCGCACCGTAACGATTGGCTGTAACGTACAAGCAATCAACCATGGTCCCTTGAGGTGTGCGCGGAGCATCTTGCCAATTCTCTTCATACAATTGAAGAGCCCCTTCGATAATATCTGGGGAGAGACCAAGAGCCCGCCCCATACTTTCTCCCATCTCTCGGGCTTTTTCTCTGAAGCCACGATAAGTCTCTGCCTTTCTTCTCATCCTTTGAGAGTGCCCACTCATTCTTCCTCACTCCTCTTGGTTCTACGTTCCCATGCTAGTTGGGATAATAGCCGAAATGCCTCTTGCTCTTTAGGTCTCATTTTTGTCAAATGATACCCTTCACATAATTCGCAATGATAATAGTTCAGTGATACACCTTGATACTTCTTTTTGGTTTTCGCTTCTAAATGGGCAATGTGCGCATTCGGATAGATGATTTTTCCACATCTCGGTTGCTTGCTCATTCTTCCTCACCCCACAATTGATTCAAATTCAATAAACGCGAAGTATTGTGTATCTCCGACTTGGGCAATTCATGGCCCGGTAAAGACCAATAGCGAAAAGGTGCTTCGATTAAATATCCAAATCTGTCTCTTCTAGGTTGGATTCTGTTGTACTGCTTCCTAACTATCCCATGCTGTTTCAACATTATGGCCACTTGGCTGCGTAAACGACGCCTGATGCAAAATGTACCGCGAGCACGATAATGGCCTGAACTACGGGCCAAGCGCCAATAATCCTTGTGAATATAGTCAATAAACCCATCTAAAGTGAAAAACGGCGAACCTTCCCAATCTTCCAATCCATTTGCAACTGCCTGTTTTATTGAGGCCCAATGTAGTTTCTTCCCAGAGCCTCTAGAGCGGCGGCCCCCCATGGCACCATGATGTCTTTTGGTCATCACTCTTCCTCACCATGTGTGGGTGTAAACATGCAATATGTCCCTCTCATGTGTGGTGGGACGGGTATGCCGCTATTTTCGTACAAAGATGAGCCAAGAGGGAGGCACACATCATCGGCCACACCACCGTCCACCATCTCTACAACTTGTTCTCTTGTGAGCACAGTATATACCCCATTCGGCATGACCCAGCGGAAGAAGAGTTCATCCCCTCCTAACAAGCCATAATTCTGCGGGTCTAGATGTAACTCTGTCCCACAAGCATCACACACAACAAGAACGCTCCAACGCTCCTGTTCAATCGCTTTACCCTCCAAATCTAGTGCCGCTTGCATGCCATGTGATACCCATTGTGCATCTTCCAGTGGCATGTTGACTAGTCTTTGCTCGCAACCTTCGCCCTGACAAATCCAGCCCGCTGCTATTTCTTGTTGCCTTAGCAACTCTTGAAATTGCGCTTCTTGTGGATTCAGTGGAGGTACAACCATTTCGGCATTCTCTTCCACTACTATCCAGTCAGTTTCACTCAAAGTTCGCAAAATCCTGCTGTGCATTTCACCTGCGTCTGGATGTTGTACAATACGCATCAAGGAGAGTTCTCTCTCTCCTGTTCTCTCGTATTCTGTCCCTGCCCCTCCGGGGGCCCAAACGCCGCCTATTTGGATTGTTTCCAAATGACCTACTGTCCATTCAATATCTTCTTTGCTCGGTTTCCATTCCTCGTTCATTTCTTCACCTCATAATCCTTCTGTGCTTTAATTCGACTCCCACCTCTTTCATGTGCATCCACAAATATAGTCGTACCTTGAAGTCCTGATTTCTTGTATCTATCACTCATAAGCAAACGTGGATGTTTGATAACAGAGTGCCGGAGTCTCAGTTTGCCCCCACCAGAGGCAGCGGCCTTTAGGTCATTAGCGTATCGCTTCATTTCCCCCGTTAGGACGATTACATTGGATGAAGATAATGGACGCAAGCCTCTCTTTTTCCGCTTTTCTTGGTCAATCTCTCTGGGTTTCCTCTCAACGTAAGTCACGCCTGACATTTGAATGAAAAGCACCATGCTTGTGAGTAAATCTAACATCTGTCTCGCCACTCTTGCTCGTTCATTGCCTCTTTTTCTTGGGAATCTTTGATGCAGACCATCGCCTATGTCTGGGCACCAACTGTATTTCAGTATCTCCCTTTCGCCATACGTGTTTGTCCCGACACCTACCATGAGCCAAATTCTATCACCAAGATATTGACTTCTACAGAATGGGACAAGTTGTGGCATAGTATTCTGAAGGCTGTGCCAATCACTATCTCTCATGTACTCAATCTCGCCTGTCATGATATTGAAGTACATACTTGAATGCGGGTCCCCCGACGAACCTTCTGGAATGACCAATTCTCTGACCAACATGCCCTCTAGAAGCATACCGTTCACTAACGGCATTCTTGTCTCTATGAAGATTGAAGGGAAGGGTAATTGTAAGAAAAAGGGATTGATTTTGCTCCTCTTTTCCCCTTGGAGTAAGATGATTTTTTGTGTGTCATAATCAAGTTTGAAGTTGACAGCATCATCTAAACTGTCAAACAAAGCCATTAGGTGCGGGGCATGAGAAGAAAGATACAGGTCTTCTGCTTCACCTAGGTGATGAGTTATTATACCACGTTCCAATAGAGGGAGGTATTCTATCTCCATGCCATCTGCATTCATTATGTCGGCATTTTCCCGCAATTTAGTGTGGATGTCAGGGTTGAACGCCATGGCTTGTTCTGTGAGACAACGACAAAAGGCTTCACGCCAACTTAACTCATAGCCTCTTTCTATTTGGTCTCCTTCTATATACCTATCATGCAGTACAATACCTCCTTCAGGAATGTGATATTGATTACGGTATTCCTCTGACCACATTTGCTTCACATCAGGCCAACGATGTATCAAATTACCAGATAAAAACGGCACTAGAGACTGAGGAATGGTTGGATATACTGCCTCTTTCATGAATGTGGACCAATAATGAATTTCGTCTGAAAATAACCAATCTTTAGGTTCAAGGGATTTGTAATAATTTCGTATCGTGTCGGAATCAGGACCCTTTCCGTTCTTCCATAAGTTCTCGCGGACTGCCTGAGCATCTTTCAAATACTGCTTCAGCATCGGTAAGTAAAGATGCTTGGGCTTCCCATAAAGTGAATATAAGATAATTTCGTTGATGTCTCGCTGGCGCCCTCTAGCAGTATAATCATCCCACCCGTCTATATCTCTCTCGCATTGGTCGATGGTGAAACGGAAAATAGAGTCACGGAGAGAAGGCCAATAAGATTGCCCGAGTAAAGCGAGATTAGCATGAGCCCAACGCATGTCTTGTTCATCGAAATCAGCGAATTGAGAACTCTGTTCAGGAGTGGGGAAATATGAAAATCTGTCTAAAACATCCCCCTCAACGAGTGACCTCTCTCTATAGGAACCACCTCCATCACTCATGTGTAACTTAAATGCTGATGTCTTAAATGATTCAAATGCAGGAACAGATAACCTACATGACGATGGGTACATCACTGATGTATTTATTTGACCTTGCATACCTTGCTCTTGGTGCTTGTCCCATAACAAACCCATTACTTCATTTATCTTTCCTTCTTTTATGAAGGATTCAATTTCCTCTGTATCAAAGCCCATTGCGTCCCAATTGTATTGATATTCCGGGAGATGTAAATTACCCATCAAGAATTCACCTTGCGTCAAAATGCTAGCATAAGCGTGTATTTTTATTGGATTAAGTGTGACACCTGATTCAACTATTGCTTTGATTATATCTACATCAGGAATTATTCGATAAAAACGAGGCGGGTCTTTGTAATCTTTCAGACTAACACTTTCCCAATCATCTATACCATCTGCATCTGCCAATTTTTGTTTGTAATATTTTACAATTATACCTAGGTGATTTTCCGCTGCGTAATCAATGACGTTTTGGGCGCTTTCCAATAACCGACTCTGCAAAACAGACGCACAATTATCTACTGTCAAGCGTTCAATATTTTTACCCAACCTCCATAATTCAGGCTCACTTTCAATCCTATTGACAGTTGCTGGGTTCAGCAAGTATTCAGGGATGATTAGACCTGCCTCGTGTCTTGTCCAAGCGAATGCAACCAATGACTCATTTAGAGGGGCCGCTTTTTGAAACCTATCCAAGACTCTTCGACACATAGAAATTAAGCCTTTAACCCCAAAATCTTCAACGAAGGAAACAAGTTTTTCACCTGCTTCATCTATTTCCGCTGCGTACTTCATGTAATTTGCAAAGTAGTCCTCTTCCCGGCGATTAAAGTCGGGGCACATAGTGAAATACCAAGCCCCAAATAACAACTCCCCGGGAACATGTTCTTGCTCCGTCCATCTAATGAAGGGAGCCCATAACTTTAGGGCAAAATCTCGCGATTCCTCAGAAGTGTGATGCTCATTATGGACAAGTATAAGAGGACTCACGGGTACAAAATCACCCCTGATTAAAGTATCGTAAAACGCTCTCTCTATGGCTTTGAATTTGGCATACTTCCTATTCTTACCGGCCCTCTTTTTCCTCGGTTTTGGTCTTCTTCTTGCGCCCATCTAACTCAACTCCTGTGCCCAATTTTGGCTACCGCCATTACGTAACCACACCATCCTATCGCAACAAGAAGCGGGGTACACGTGGAACACTTCCATCATCAGCAAAATGCCATCATCCGACACGTTAGACTTGCATTCAGGGCACACTTGGTACGCCTCCTTTATCGGTAGAATCGCCATGACAGATTGTGGGGAGTAAGGGCCACCCTTGATGCCTTCAGGTACGTTAAATTTCATTTCCCTGATGTCACATTGCATGCCATCTTCCCCCATCCACATACCATCACTGGTGATGCTGTCAGGGGTGACCCTTAGCCCGTCAATATAGACGGTGTACTCCTCCTCTTCCAGAATAATCACTCCTCGTTATTGAGAACACGAAGGACTTCTGTGGCCGTAGGCACATCATCTAGAGCAGGCACACCGAATTCACGTAGCCCATCCCAATCAGTCAATCCGATAGGATGTCCTAAAGTGGAGGAATACTTCTGCATGGTATCCACACCCAAACCAGTGAGTAGTGCATCCACCTTAGCCAAGCGTCGGTCAAAGGTATCTAGATTGACTGTGTGTCCCTTGAGGACGCGCCCCTTAGTCCGCCACTCAGGCTTGTGAGTGATTGCACCAGTCAGCACTTGGTAAGCATGGTAGAGTGTCTTCTTTGAGTCACCCTCAACGCGAACCCAAGACTCTGAAGGAGTCGTCCAACCATGGCCGAATAGATGCCACATGTGGCTACCCTGCAAAGTCCCATCCTTACTCTGACGAGGCCAACTCACAAGACCTGCGCGCTCGCACAGTGTAAGTAATCGTTCAAACATGTGCTCCTCAAGAGGGATATACTTGAGTGCCTCAACGTGACCCAACCCTCTTTGAGCATCAGTGATAACAGCGTCAATTGTGTCAGCGAAATCATCCCAATCAATGGGTTCCATCACACCCTTCGTGTGTCTCATGCTCATGAGTGTCCGTTGCCCACCAATCACACCTGCATTCGTGCAAGCATTTCGACGGGCTACCGCTTGGACACGGAATGAGCCATTGCCGTCAAGGCTATTGTGGATACTGAATCCATAGCGCCAGACTCGATGTACTTGCTCCTGCAAATCCTTCATTGTCTCTTCCATGAGCCATCCGCTGTCAGATTGAGCCATACTAGTCCAACCTTTACGCATCAAATCAGCATGGCTCCCAGCACCGCCGCCACCTGCGTGCATAGCACCCATGACATCACAATCAATTCGCATCTTCTTACCTCGGTCATAAGCAAGAACACTCGCTTGCCAACCATTTTGGGCCGCTCTTTGTAGAAGAGGCCGGGCCACGGTGGGGTAATCAAGAGCGAAGTATCGACTACTGAAGGTACCCAAGTGGGCCCCAGCAGGCTCACGTGCGCTACGGTAGTTAGGGTTGAAAGCGAGGAATACATTTGCCTCTCCTTTCTTGTCGTTGACACGTTGCATACGTGGCATCATAGTCTCACTGGACTCTTCTTGCACGGGTACATAGGCAGGTAGGACTGTGGGCACGAAATCCCAATCACATACAGTCTCAAACCTCCCTCCTGTGAGAAGTGCACCGCCCCATACATCCTCTGGTAACTCCTCGCCATCTTCACCAATGGCAATGATAGTCGGTATTTCTTGGTCCGCTCCCTGTGTAAACACTGGGCGGCTATCATCGAATGCCAATTCTGGCAATTCTTCGTCGTTCTCAAGCGCAGATACGACAATGATGTCGTTCTCTTCGGTCACCATAGGCATAGCGGCCCCTACGAATTGCCTATCTGGCTCGTATTCACCTGCTTCTGTCTCGGCATACCCCAGAACAAAAGCCGTCCTTCCATCGGACAAAGGCTCTTGTCTCTTTACTGCATCTCTAGGCACCCATTCGTGCCGCGTCCCCGATTGGGCTTCATATTGAATGAGCAAGCGTGAACCACTTGCATCATCAACCTTGCCAATCACAATCACATTACTTTCGTCGGTCATATATTTTCACCTCGGTTCATTTTCTTTTTTTGTTGTTGGTTCTTAAAGGAATCGGATTTTATCCAAGAGCGTTTTCGCATTCTTGACACACCATCCGTTTTCGCTAGAAGAAATCCGATTGCTCGCGTGGACAACTCCCCACGCTTGTATTGTTTCGCCATTATTTCCTGTACATCCGCTGCCGTGAATTCAATTCCCGTAGGCATTTCAGTCAACGCTTTGTTCAGGCGTTGCCTCCTTGTAGCCGCTTTCACGCCGTCACCTCCACGCCTTCTTCCACAATACCACGGTCCATCTTTGCATTTTCATAGGGGCTTTCTACATCACATGATACAACCATACCGCAGTTCTTACACTCAAATACCACGTATGCGCCATCAACGTCATCGTAGTATGATAACTCAAAATCATGTTCACAACTGTTATTTGTATTTCTCACGACTTCACCTCCCCATACGTCGTGCTCTCACCACAGTAAGGACAAAAGGAAGGGGTTATGTGGACAAACTGACCACTGTATTCATCGAATCCCTTGAGGAATATACGAGTTCCCACATCACCGAAACACTCGCACTTTGAATATGCGTTCACGCCGTCACCTCCACGCATTCACATTTGTATGAACAGGCCCACTCACCTTTGTCCAAACCCCTTTCTGGATTAGGGCCACGAATTAACTTAGTCATCATCATTGGCTCGTCGCACAATTCACACTTCACGCCGTCACCTCCACGCAATGAGGACAGGGGAGTTCGGGTGCAATAGCATTCTTACCATCACACTTACCCACCTTGCACAACAGTAGTGACAAAGGAAATTCCTTCACGCCGTCACCTCCACGCCTTGCCACCAAAGAGGAGCAGGTGTTCCCTTCTCCCACTTGGCGAATGTCTTGGAATGATAGTAGGCTCGGTATGCCTTGACCACATTATCATCACGATACTCGTCAGGCATGGCCTGCGCGAATGGTGTCAAAGGTGAGTCATCTATGAGAAGGTAGTGCTTTTCCATGTACACGATAGGTTCGTAGCAAGCATGGACCTTACCGAAGCGTTTCCTGTATTCGCTACACAAAGAGATTGCGTGTAGAGCGAGCCACATGAAATTGGCGCGACTGTCACCAGCCCATACTGTACATGGATGGTGAGCATAGCCTCCCTTGTAGGGCTTACCTGCTTTGGTGAGTGGCATAATGTCATCAGTAGCACCGTGTCGGCGCAGGGCTGATGCCATCATCTGTGCTGCTTCTACACACATCTTGGGAACGTGCTTGTCACAGTGCATACGTGCTGCTGCTGACGGGTGCTTGTCTAATACGAATATGTTCATTCACTCGCCTCCCAATGCTTTGCTTCTTCGTCAGATGATTCCCGTACCGATAGTCCGGCTTGCACAAACTCATCCCAATGGTTGCCAAACTTGTCTTCCAAGAACTCGATGTAAC